TTTGCCATAGTATTGTATTGTTTTTTTTTTTTTTTTTTTTTTGTTGTGTCGCTTGTCAGCGACGTGAATCAGAATGTCGTCTGTGAATGTTCAAAGATCAACAGAAACGCAGTCAGCTTCTTCGATTGCGAACTTGTAGTCATCAAGATCGAAGTCATCGACATCTTCACGATCTTCGGGAAACGCAGCGATGAATGTGCGCACGTCAGTCTTCAGCTTGTCGACTGCGCCGTTGCCTTCGTGCTTGTCTTCGTGATCGCGCTTGCCATACAGACCGACGTCGCCTGCTTCGTCGTCATCGAACAGCAGATAGACGGGCTTGCCATGATCGATCAAGCGTTCAGCTTGAAAGTCTGACATGTGCGCGCTCATCGTCGCCATGATGTTCGCGATCTTGTCTGCACGTTCACTGACTGCGCGTGCGACTGCAAACAGACCTTCGACGATGATCGTCGGCTTGTTCGAATTGAAGTGCTGTTCGTTCAGCAGAAGCTGTTCTTTCTTCAACCCTGCGTAGTCGCGCACTTTCGGAAAATCGGGATACGGATAGTCGCGCTTTTCGATGATCGTTCTTCCCGTGAAGCCAAACAGATCGAAGTCGATGTCGCGAACAGAGAACAAGATGCGTCGTTCGTCAGGATCGAACAGCAGATCAAGCTTCGTCGCTGCGCGTTCGTTCACGTCACGATCGATCAGATACTGACGCGCGTCTGCAATGTCCCACGCTGACGGATACATGCCGACAAAGATCGCTTCGTCGACTGCTTTCGCTTCTTCGATCTGCGCGCGTCGCTGACCGAATGTGCCGAAATCTTCGGGCACTTCATCGAATTCAGCTTCGATGATTTCGCGCATGTAGTTTTCACCGCGCAGTTCGCCAAGCTTCTTGTAAAGCGAGACGATCGCGCCCTTCTGACCGCACGTGAAGCAGTTGAAGCCGCTGACGCCCGTGTCGTTGATGTGTGCGAAGAACGACGGTCGTCGATCGTATCCGCGCGAGTGATAGAATTCAGCGAACGGGCATCGTGCGCTGATCCAGCCGCGCGACTCGCCGACGATTTCGATTTCAAGATTGTGAAGATGCTTTGTCAGATTCGGTTCGTTCATGCTTCAGATGCGTTCCAGTGTTCGCCGTTCACGACAAGTTCAGCAGCAGATTCAGTGAACAGATACTTCGTCTTCACGTCTTCGCCTTCGAAGCGCGTGCGATCAAGTCGATCAGCATCAAGACAGATCATCATGATGTGATCGTCGATGTTTTCTTTGTGCAGCGGGAAGTGATTCTTCACGCCGTGTCGACCGTGAACGACGTGCGGATTGATGTCAGTGTGAAGCGCACACGCGCGCATCGCTGCGAAGATCGCGTTCATGCTGTAATAGTGCAGCAGATCATTCTTCAGAAAGCGCATCATCACTTCTGCTGCGCGCAAACCGTGCTTGTCGTCTGTGTGTTCGTTGACTCGCTGACTGTCGTGAAGCAGCGCGAACAGTTCGACTGCTTCGAACACATACTTGTCGCCTTCGTAGCCTTCAAGTTCTGCAAGCTGTCGCGCGTTCGTATGAACGCGTTCCCAGTGATCGAAGCCGTGATCTGTTTCGTGCTGCATCGGAAGAAGCGGCCACGTCGCTGCGACGCGCTGCGTCAGATAGATGCTGCTGAACGAAGTCTGATTCGTTGCTTCGTCGAACTTCTGAAACGGTGAAAGATACATCGCGCAATCTATTGCTTGGTGTGACATGAAAGCGCCGCCGCCCTGTTACAGACGACGGCGCGCTTGTGTTGTGTTGTCGTGTCAGTCTGCGATCACTTCGCAGCTTTCACGTTGACGGCGCGTGTGCCGTCGACCGTCTTCGCGCAGCGGTCGAAGATCGCTTTGCCTGCGTTGTCGACGACAGACTTCTGCGTCACGCTGACGATCTTCAAGAACGTGTCTTCGTCGACAAGTCCGCGAAGCAGTTCGATGTCGACGACTTGTCGCTTCGGCGTTTCGATCTTCGATTCGATCGTCACCTTCTTGCCGTCGATGATCGCGTCGCACGTGAACGACGTGACGCCTGCTTCTTCTTGCGCTGCGAACAGTTCGCGACGCGCTTTGCTGAACTGACGATCGAACTTGTTCTTCTGCGTGTTCAGCTTGAAGACTTCTTTCGCCTTCGACTTCAGTTCTTCGGACGCTTGCTTCAGAGTGTTGCGACCGATCTTGCGTGTGTGTTGTTCTGTTGCCATGACTTCGACGTGTGTTGTTCTGTTATTGAATGCGCGCTTCATGCGCGGCGAAGAAAAGATCGCGCTTCTTTGTCACGCGTGCAAGTCGATTCTTTTCGCTTTCTTGTTTGAAAAAATTTTCAATCACGCAGCGTCAAGATCAGCGCGATACCAGTCGGGCTGATACGCTTCAAGCCCTTCGATTTCTTCCATGTCAGCCATGTTGTCAGCGGGGCCAGACACGTCAGCAGTCAGCGGGATCGGCGCGTGAAGATTGAACCACGCTTCAAGCGGATTCGTCTGCATGTAGAACTTGATCGAAGCTGCTGCTTCCATCGCATAGTCTTCGCGCGCTTGAATGTAGCCTGCATCGTGAACGAAACCGATCGGCTGAATGACTTCTTTCGGGCAGTCGCGCGTGAATCGATTCAATCCCATGACGCCAAGATCAGAAGCGAAGTGCTGCACGGGCGCGTTGATCGCCTGACGCTTCGCTTCACCTTGAATCGCTTCGTCGTTGCTGTAGATGTCGGGGAGTCGACGAAGCCCGCCGTGCAAGCTGCGAACGTAGCCGTGCGCTTCAGCGAAGTTCTTCATGTTCCAGTGCCAGTCGTTCAGACCGGGATACGATTCGAAGAATGATTCGCGCATCGCTTCAGCTTCGCGATCTGTCAGTTCGATCTGATAGTCGGTCTTCGCGTAGTCTTTGAACTTCACCCACCACATGCCGTAAATGAAGCCGAAGTTCACAGCTTTCGCGTAGTATCGAAAGCGATCGAAGAAGTCACCCATCGTCTTGACGCCGTCAAGCAGTCGCCCTTCGTAGCCGACAGCGTGCGCGTCGAAATCTTCTTTGCTGCCCTTCAGCGTCATGAAGAAGTCGCGATCGATGCCAGCGACGTTCGCGCCAGTGTATGCGTGAATGTCGCCGCCGTTCTGATAGATGTGAAGCATCGTCGACTCGTTCGCCATCCATGCAGCGATTCGAAGTTCGATCTGCGACAAGTCACATTCAAGCATCACCCATCCGGGGCGCGGCTTGAACACAGATCGAAACAGCTTCGCAAGTTCACCGCGCTTCGGGAAGTTCTGCGCATTCGGATCAGACGACGATGTTCTGCCGGTCACTGTGCGATGAAGATGCAGCGACGGGTGAATCATGTCGCCTGTCGGTGACAGATGCTTGAAGAAGCCGCTGTCGGGCGTGACGATCTTTCGCATGATCGTGTCGGTCGACATGCGTGCGTAGTCGACGCGACTGCCGTCATCGTCTCGCGGGATGCCCGTGATGATGTTGACGGGTTTCGGCTTCACTTCTTTCGGCAATCGAATGAAGCGCGTTCGTTCGTTCTTCTTCGGGATCGGCGGCAATTCGACGTTCGCTGCTTCGAATATATCGATGATCTTCTTCGGATACTTGCGCGACTTCAGCAGTCTGACTGTTTCTTTCTCTGCTGTCTGCGGGCTTCCGACATACGTGCTGATGTATTTCAGAATCTTCTTGTATTCGATCAGCGTCGTCACGAAGTCGTGATCGAACAGCGGCAAGTGCGTCTTGATCGAAGCTGACGGCACGCGCGGGTCGACCCATTCGCCAGTTTCTTCGTCTTCGTAGGGTTCAAGATTCTTCGTGCTGTCTGTGAAGACGACGGGCGTCAGACCGAATCCGTCTTCGCTGAACAGCACGTCGACAGTGAACGCGTCGCGAGTGAATGACAGCACGTCGCGCGGCGACTTGTTCTGTTCTTTCTTCTTGTTCAACCAGCGTCGCTTCACAGCAGCGGGCACTTCTTGAATCAGTTCGTGATACAGTCGTTCTTCTTCTTCGAACACGAAGTCACGCATCTTCATCAGCGCTTCACGGTCGACGTGATAGCCGTTGCGTTCGCATTCGAAGAACGTCTTGCGAATCGCGGGCATCTTGACGCGCTGATACACGTTGAAGTTCTTCGTGTCTTCTCGACAGACGCGCAGAAGATTCGTGCAAAGTCTGAACGTCGCGTCGACGTCGCCGCAGCCGTAGAACAGCATGTCTTCGACATCGACCAAGTCCATGCGCGACTTCTTCTTGTGAACGGGCGACTTGTTGAATTCGTCAGCGTAGCCAGCCATTTCGGGAACCCATCGACGAACGCAGTGATCAAGCGACTTCGATTCCATGTTGTCGTCAGCAGTGTATGCAAGCTGAATCGTTTCATGCGCGAAGTTCGCGACGTCGATGCCGAAGTTCTTCAGCGCGTGAAGATCGAACTTGAAATTGTGACCGACGACGCCCGTCGACTTGCGCGACAGAATCTTCTTCGTCTGCTTCACAAGTCTGTCGACGTCAGCTTGACTGAAGTCTTCGCCGAAGATGCGCTGACCGTATTCGACATCGAACGGCACTGCGCACGCTTTGCCTTTCGCCCAGCAGAACTGCACGCACAGCACGCGCTGATTGTCGAACCACTTCAGCCCGACAGTTTCTGTGTCGACGACAAGCTTCTTCGGCTTCATATCGATCAAGAACTGAAGATCGTCGCGCCATTCGTATTTCGCTTCGCGTGACGCGCCTTCGAACACGTCATCTTCCCAGCCGCTTTCGCGATACGTGCCCGCGATCAAGAAGTCAGTTTCGAACTGCTGCTTCAGATGCGGACGTCGCAGCACGTTTCGCGGCGACAGCATCGGCAGAACTGCGAAGTCATACTTGTCGGGATGATCGATGCTGCCGCACGCTTGCGTGGTCTTCACGGGTCGACCGACGAACTGTCGCCCTGCGTCTTTGCCGAAATAGATCAGCAGCTTCGCTTCACTGAACTGCGCGATCGCTTCATGAACTGCGCTGTGATACTTCGACAAGAATTCACCAATCTTCTTTTCGGTCGACTGCGCTTCTTTCGGGATCGGCGCACAAGGCGTGATGAACGCAGTCTTCTTCGGGCTGAACCCGTTGCGCTTCGCGTGTTCGCCGAACAGCGCAAGTTCGTGCTTCGGCATCACCTTGCCTTCGTCGTAGCTGCTGCGCAGCGGCGCGTCAGTGATCACGATCAGTTCTGCATCGTCACTTCCCTTGACGATGATGTCTTCAATTTCTTCTTCTTCGTTCATGATATTTCTGCGTCTTCAGCTTGCGTCGATCTGACTGCATCAGTCGTCTTGAAAATTTTTTCAACGGTCGAAAATATACACGACACGCGAAGATCGTTCGTCTGAATCTGATCTGACGATACAAGCACAGAAGCCAGTGAAGCTTGTTGTGCTTCTTTCTGAAGTTCACTTCTTCGATTTCATTCATAGCATGTAGTTCACATCGTTCATTTCGACTTCATCGATGATCGGCGTTTCCGACAGATCGACGGGCGCGAACTTGAAGTTGAAGTCGATGCGCGCTTCTTCGCCTTCACGATTCTTCATCAGTTCGCCGATGCGTCGCGTCTTCTCGAAAGGCGACGGACCTTGTCGCAGACCGAAAACGATCGATGCGTCTTGCGGGATGCTGTCACTGCCTGCGATGTCGCCCGTGTCCAGTGACTTCGTCGAACGCTTCTTCACGTTGCGATTCATCTGCACGCTGATGACGATCGGCTTGTTCGTTTTCAGCGCAAGCTGCTTCAATTCTTGAACGACTGTCGCGATCTGTTCCCATCGTGTGATGCTACCGCCGCGCTTCGCAGTCGGTGACATCAGATACGCTGCGTCGATGTAGATGATTTCGCAGTCGAATTCGCTGACCATTTCTTCGATCGCACTGACTTCTTTTTTGAAGTCGCCCGACAAGAAGTATGCGTTCGCGCCTGTCGCTGTGATGTCATCAAGTTCAGACATCAGCTTCTGTTCGCCCTGCTTCGAAAGCTGACCCGATCTGATATAGTTCGGATTCACGCCGCTGTGAAGTCCGACGAAGCGACGTGCGATCGGCACAAGCGACATTTCCATCGACACAAAAAGCATACTGTGACCCGACAGCCAAGCTTCGTGCGCCATCTTCGACAGCACCCACGACTTGCCCATGCCCGTTCTGCCAGCGACGACGATCAAGTCACCGCCCTGCGCGCCAAGTGTCAACGCGTCAAGTGTCGGCCAGCCAAGCGTGATGCCGCGAAGACCGGGATGATTCTTCGCGTGTTCGTAGTCGTCACGAACTTCTTCAGCAAGACTGTCGAGTGTAGAAAACGAATTCGGCTGAAGCTGTTCAGTCGCGCCCGCGATCATCGCGCGCATGTGTCGAACTGCTGATTCGACGTCTTCGCCTTCCATCGCTGCGCGAAAGTCAGGCATTTCAGAATTGATCTGCGCGAAGACGAATCGCTTTCGCAGTCGATCAAGATAGAACTGCGCGGGTTGCTTCGCGCGACGTGCTATCGGCACGCCTGCTTCTTCGATGACTTGCTTGTCGGGCAGTGCGCCGTATTCAGACAGATGCGATCTGACGAAGTCGAAGCAGTGTTCTTCGTCGTCGCCGATGAAAAGCTGTGACTTCGCATCGCGCAGCAGCGCTGTGTTCCCGTCACGCAGACAAGCGCGAATGAATTGTGTTCCCAGTGACATTCAGTTCTTGCTTTCGATTTCGAATTGAATGCAGTCAGCAGCGATCATCTGTCTGAACGACTGACTGAATGTGTCGCAAGATTCGATCGGCGCTTCGACATGCAGCAGAAGAACTGCGCCGTCAGCGATCGCTTCGCGCAGCAGTGCTTCGACACGTGTCGCGTTGATGTCGTGCTGCGTGTGTGCCATCAGCACAGCGAAGACTTCGACGTCTTCGATTTCTTCCATCACGTGCGATCGTCGTTCCCAGTCTTCGATGATGTCTGCAAGTTTCGGCATCGAAGTCATCGTCGTCGCGATCGAATACAGCAGAAGACCGCGCACTGTCAGATTCATGACGTGCTGACCGTTGCCGTTCTTGTCGACGATGACGATGTGCTTGTTCTGTTCGCGAATGTGATCAACGACGTTCTGCTTCTTCGTCATGAACTTCAGCAACGGATGATTCGCGTCGTCAAGATACTGCGACAGACGCTTGTCACGGTCGCGATAATAGTGACGCACGCCCGCGCGCTTCATTGCTTCTTCGAATTCTGTGTCGTTCATTCTTCGTCGTCTTCTTTGAAAGTGAATTCACCGTCGTTCAGCGATTGCGAAAGATCGCGCTTCTTCGACGGCAGCGCAACGCGTCTTCCCTTGCGTCGTTCGATTTCAAGCTTCTGTCGTTCTTGTTCAAGCTTCTGTCGTTCGCGTCGAATCGCTGCTGTCTCGACATCTTCTTTCGTCTCGACATCTTCAGCAGCTTCCCATTGTCGAAGAAGACGATCGCGCTTTTCATACATCGCGAAGAACTTGTCGAAGTGCTTCAAGAAGAACCACGCTTCGACGATCTGCGGCGCGTCAGTCATCCAGTGAAACGTGCTGTCGATGATGTTGTGCCAGTGCGCGATCGTCCAGTCGAGAAACTCGACGAACGATTCGTCGTGCATAGCAGCGACGAACTTCTTCTGCTTGCCGTAAAGCGCAGACGTCTGCGCGACGTTCAGCGAAAGCGCACGCATGTCGTCGTGATAGTTCGCGATCGTGTCACGCCAGAAGCGCGACAGTTCTTTCTTCAGCAGCGTGCGATTCTGTTCGATGTAGCGACGACGCTTTTCTTCACGTTCAGTCTGCTTCTTTGCGATTCGTTCTTCGACTGAAGTCAGAGTCTGTTCCGCGTCAGCGGAACACAGTTTCTTCTCTTTTGAACTTTTCGTCGTCTTCTCTTTTCTTCTCTTATGTGGTGAAGTTTTTTCACCAGTTGGTGAAGTTTCTTCACCAGTTCTGCGCTTCTTTGGTGAAATAATTTCACCAGTGCCGACGTGATCTTCGTCGACGTTCTTCATTCGTTTCGGTCGTGCGATCTTCTTCATGTTTGAAAATTGTTTCAATTCATCTGTCGTCGCTTCGATTCTGATTCCGAAAAGTTTCGGCGCTGTCGGCGACGTCGACAAGACTTCGATCAGATTGCCGTCTTCAAGCTTCTTCAGCGCAGTCATGATCTGTCGCTTGCTGTAGTTCACGCCTTCGCTGTGAACTTTCAGATCACGACTGACGATGCCGTCAGTGAAGTGTCGAAGCGGGATGCGTTCGTGAAGCTTGCCCCACTGAATCGTGCGATCGAAGATGAACAACACGCACGCAGCTTCGCAGCCGTTCAAGTGCTTCAGCCAGTGTCGAAGAAGATGTCGTGTGAAGTCGCGTTGAAAGACTAAGTCGTCGGGCTTGACGTCGTTCCTGCTGAATGGCATGTTGTCGTTGTCCCTGTTGTTGAATTAGCCGCACTGCCGATCGGTCGCTACGAAAGGCAGTGCGGCTTTTTTCGTGCCGCGTTTGAACGGGGCGGGCTTGCTTGTTGTGTGCGTAGCACGAAAGTCATGCTGCAAGTTTTCCGCTGACACGCAGCGCTTGAATCACTGCGACTTCGGCACGATTCGCGTCTTCGTAATCTTCGAAGAACACGACGGGAGTCTTCGAATAATTTTCGCAGCAGTCGTCGTGATCGAAGTTGCCGTCGAAGTCTGTCGGTTCGATCTGCGCATCTTCGAAGACGCTGTCAGTCCACATGTCTTCGCCGCGAACGTGTGCGTGACGTTCAAGCGTCCAGCGAATGAACCACTTCTGTCGTGCTGCGTTCCATTCGATCGACGTGACGCGTTCGATCTGTGCGTCGCCGAAGTCGCGCAGCGAAACGCCCTTCGACTTGAAGTCGAGTCCGTAGATCGTGCCGTCTGGCGCGATGCTGATGATCTGTTCTTTCATGATGTGATGTCTTGCTTCTGGTTTCGATTCTGACGCGTCGCCTGCGTCGCATCAGTCGATTGAAGTGATGCCGCCCCCTGACTGAATGTGACGATCGCTGTCTTCTTCGATCGTGTTGTGCAGTTCGGGCTTCGGAGTCGACACAGTGTCGCCGCCGAATTCTTCTTCGTAGCCTTTCGTCGCGTCTTTGCAGCCGACACCGTTGAAGCCGTCAGCTTCGATGTCGACGTCGCCGATCGGCGAAATGTGAATGGTGATTGTCTTCATGTTGTTGTTCTTCTTCTTGAATGATTCTTCAGTTCAGTGTCGTGATCGATCAGTCAGGGATTCCGACTTTCACGTGAATGTGACCGTTTTCGTCAGTCGTGCTTCCCATGACGTAGTGACCCATCGCTTGCGCGCGACGAATCGCTTGCGACTTGTGAATGCCCTGCATCAGCTTGCCGATGCTGTGACGAAGCTGCTGACTGCCTTCGTTGTCTTCAGTTTCTTCACGAAGCCCGTCCCAGTGTTCGATCTTGCCTGCGAACTTCGCGCCGAGAACATCGCGCACGGGCTTGCTGCCCATGTTGTCGTGACGCATCGTCGCGGGTCCGTTGTAGTCGTCGAACACGGGCATCAGATTGCCTTCGTCAGTTCGAATGAAGCCGACGTCGTAGTATGCATCGGGCAGACGCACGACGACTTCGCATTCATCAGTCGGATGCTTGTCGTAGCCAAGATCGCGACCGATCTGATTTTCAATCCACATTCGCGGGACTGCGTTGAATTCGACGGAGCAGTTCACGCCGTCTTTCTGTAGTTCGTTGCACGCGTTCACGATGTCTTGCGCATCTTTGAACTGTGCTGTTTTCACTGTTGCTGTATGTGACATGATGTCGTTGTTCTATGGGTTAATGGTGAGTTTGAAAGATCGCTGATTCTTGTCAGCGACGCAAAGGCTTTCTGCGCAGAATGATTCGACGACGTTCGACAGTCTTCTTGCGAATGATCTTTTCGCCCGTCTCTGTGTCTTCGTATTCTTCGAACGTCAGTTCGGGCTTCGGCTTCCCTGCGTCGATCACTTTGAAATCGAAGCAGTCGTCGACAGCGTCTTCGTTGAAAAATTTTTCAAACGCGGGCGCGCATCTGTAGCCGAACGCTTTCGCTTCATCAAGCGTGATGCGTTCGAAACGGCCCTGACTTGTCAGTTCAGCGAAGTTCGAATTCGGCGCGTTGATCATCTTCAGCTTCACTTCAGTCAGCGGACCTTCTTCGCGAACACGAAGCAGCACTGACGCGCAGCGCGGGATTCCCTGATAGCATCTGACGTTCGCGTGCAGTTTGATGATCGTGCCTTCAGTGACGTTGAACGCAGCGCTGACGACGTAGCCGCCGACTTCTGCTGTCATGTCTTTGCACGCAGGGTTCTTCGAATACTGCCCCGGCTGAAGCGTCACGGGATATTCGTCATCGCGAGAAGCGACACCGATCTGCTTTTCAGCGACTCCGTTCCAGACGAAGAAGTGTGCTTTCGCTTCGCTTTGCGTGTTGTTCTCTGTGCCGTATTGCAATCTGATCATGATTCAGCCTTCCATTGTTACAGCGCGCGAACGACGCACGCGTCGCTTGCCGCTTTTGTTGTTGCCGATCGTCTTCGCGCCGACATCTTCACTGTCGTCAGGCGTCGACACGGGCGCTGCGTTCTTCTGCGCCCAGTCGCGCATTTGTTCGAAGTCTTCAGCGAATGCTTCACGAATCGGGACAGACTCGCGAAGCTGTTCAAGAATCAGTTCACCTGTCACTTCGACTTCGTCACTGAACGCAACAGTGATCGCGCTGTTCACTGCTGCTTCAAGTTCTGCGCCGACGTAGCCGACGCTGCCGTCGATCACGACTTCGATGTCGTCGATGTCGTCGATGCTGTGATTGCGAAGCTTCAGATGAATGTCGATGATTTCACGACGTTCAGTTCTGTTCGGCGGCGCGACGTTGAAAAGCTGTTCAAGTCGACCTTTGCGCAGCATTTCGGGCGGAAGCTTCGCAACGCGATTCGCTGTGAAGATCCAGAACGTCTGCTTCTGCGATTCAGCCATGTGCGTCAGCAGCGACTGAAGAACGCGATCGCTGACGCCGCTGTCGCCGCCGCTGCCGTTCTGATCAAGTCCTGCTTTGTCGACTTCGTCGACCCACACGACGCACGGTGACATCGCTTCGATCATCTTCAGCGCACTGCGAACGCGCGCTTCAGTGCTGCCGACAAGACTGCTGAAGACGCGACTGACGTCGAATCGAATCAGCGGCATCCCGAGAAGATGCGCGATGATCTTTGCAGCAAGCGACTTGCCCGTGCCGGGAACGCCGAACAGACCGACGCCCTTCGGCGCACGCGCACCGAATTCTTCTGCTTCGGGCGTGAACGTCTTCTTGCGCTTCAGCACCCACTGCTTCAGCAGATCGAATCCGCCAAGCTTCCACGGGTTCAGCGTGCTGTGAAGTTCAAGCACGTTGCTGCGCTTGATGACTTCAGTCTTCGTCGTCATGATGACGCGAACGAAGTCGTCGACGGGCGTGTCGGGCCACGTCGCTTCGTTCTGAACGATGCTGCGCGCCATCGCGCTTTCAGCTTCGATCGCAGTCATGCCGATCGCAGCGTTCAGAATGCGATCGCGTTCGTCGTTGTCGTAGGGTTCTTCGTATTCCATCGGCTGACCGTTGTCGTCGACGAAGCTGCTGCGAATCGCTTTGTCGAGTGTGTCAGCAAGTTCAGCGCGCGACGGTAGATCGAAGTCAAGAATCGACACGTCAGTCGACAGCATTTCGGGACATTCGAACCCTTCGGGCACGGTGATGATCAGACGATATTCGTTGTTCGAAAAGACTTTCGAATATTCTTTGATGCCGCGAATCAGCATCGGATTCTTGCCAAGAATGTAATGCGCATCGTTCATCACGTAGACGCCTTCGGGCATGGGCTTGCGCTGATCAGCTTGCGTGCTGACGTCAAGCACAGCGTTCAGCGCGCCGACAGGGTCGATGTTGCCGTCAGACTTCGCGACTTCGTTGTCGTAGAACGTCCAGCCGTCGCGTGTGTTCCAGTGTCGAAAGTGAAGCCCGTGTTCGAACGCGAAATCTTCGATCGCAGTCAGTGCGCGCGATTCTTCACGTGTTCGAATCAAGATGACTCCGATGCCTGCGTAATGCAGAATTTCCAGTTCGCGCATGAACTTCGCGCGGTTGTTTTCTTCATTCATGATGTCGTTGTTCTTCTGTTGTTGATGACGTGCGCGCGCCGTGTGTGACGACGCGCGCTTGATTTGAAATGTCGTCGATTCTTGTCGTGCTGTCTATCAGAAAGGACAGACGTCAGCGTCAGACCCGTGCCAGCAGCGATGTTGTTCAATTCGATTTTCATGATGTGATGTTCTTGATGTTCTGCGCAGATGCTGCGCTTCACCACCATAAAACAGCACATTCTTGTTCTGATCAATCACGAATCGAACGATTTTTGAAAAAATTTTCAACGCGAAATCAGACGCGAAACACGTCGGGATTGCTGTCGGTCAGCGACTTCTTCACAAGTTCTGCTTCTGCTGCGCGTCGGCCCCACAGATCAGTCTTGCCGTTTTTGCGCGCCCACAGTCGACGCATCGACAGAATCTGATCAGCGATCGCATGATACAGATTCGGATCGCCTTCATCATGCGATTCGATCAGTTTTCGAATCGTCAGCATTTCACGACGTCGACTTCCCGACATCGAAGTGCCGCGATTGAAGACAAGACTGACAAGCGCGCCAAGCGCGTGCGGGTGCAAGAATTCGGCATCAGGGAAAGCGCGATCAATCGTCAGCGCGACATACTTCGGCAACGTCGATTCAAAGAAGACGCGCTGCGCCGTTTCCCACGGAATCTGAATGTCGCGCAGAGAAGACGCACGCGCAGAAGCAGAACTGCCACGAATGCCCGCAGCGTTCTTCAAACGATCGACATCGCTGCGTGAAAGTTCATGACTCCAGTCACGTTCGATCGACGTCTTTGTGTTGTAGCCAAGATCGTAACCGAAGCCGATCGTGACGCCCGAAGAATATCCCGGCCACGACGGGCGACGAATGAATCTGTCGTAGTAGGATTTCCCGCCAGTTTCGAACTGCACGATCAGATCAAGCGCATCTTTGCTGATCGCGACGCCGTCGATTTCACCTTCGACTTCAGTCGCGACGTCGTCGTTCGTGACTTTGTCAGACTTCAGTTCGTCGATCTTCAGAAGCTTGTCTTCGAATGCAGTCAGAGTGATCGGCCCGATGATGCCGTCGTCAGTCACGCCGACTGCGCGCTGAAGTCGCATGATTCGTTCTTTGAATCGCTGCGCGTTCTTGTAGTAGGTGAATCGACTCATTTCGTGTCAGGGATTTCGATCGGGCCAGCAGACAGTTTTTCGTCGTGACGCACTTCGTCTTCTTCTCGCTTCTGAAGTCGAAGTTCTTCAAGCGTCAGTTCAAGTTCGTCGACAGTGTCGGCGATTTCTTGCGACAGCGCGTCGACGTCATCGATGTGCTTGCTGCGATTGTATTTCAGAACGAAGCGCCCGATCTTGTAGATCAGCGCAGCGACGACAGCAGCGATCGCGAAGACGTGACTGTCGCCGAAAAGATCGCCCGCTTCGCCAACGACTGACGCGACGATCATGACGATCACCAGCCAGAATTCAGACGTCGTGACGCCGCGTGCGTCAGCGATGTTCTTGCCGTTCTTCAGCATCAGTCGTCAGCGTTGTGAATTCGACATTCGACCGACGTCACAGCGCCCGATGGCGTGAATGTGACGTCGGCCCCACCAAGGAGAAAGACACGATCGCGAACTGCGCTGCCGATCGAAGTCAGCGTCGTGCTAAGTGCGACGCCGTGCTGTGCGACTGTGACAGATTGCGAATTGAAGGATGCGCCGCCCGACGATCCGACGACGATCAGATAGAAGCCGCTGCGCTTCGGTCGCCACGTGTGCGTGCTGTCGTCAGACATCACGAAAGTCGAATCAGTTTGTTCAGCCATGCAGACATTCTGCGACGAATCATTCGATCTGTCCAGTCACTTTCGCGTCGTAGTTCATGCGACGATACAGATCGCGATTCATGCCGAACAGCGCTTCGCAGAAGCCGTCAGGGAAGTCGGGCACGTCACGCGATACATTCGCGGGCGACAGACGTTCGAACGTGTCAGCGTTCGCCGCGCGCGCGACGTTCTTTCATGTCTTTCATCTGACGCATCCAGCCAAGCGTCTGACGTTCCAGATAATACGGGTTGTTCGGCATGATCGACTTCGGGATCGCTTTCTTCGTCAGACGTTCGCGACCGAACCACACGTTGATTTCGTCAGCGACTTGCTGCGGCTGCGTGATCAGCTTTTCATACGAAACGAGAAGCACGCCCATCGATTTCGACAGTTCGATTGCGCCTTTCATCGAAAGCCCAAGAACAGCGCAGCACTTGCGCACGTGATCGCCGAATGTGCGTCCCTTTTCTTCAGCGTTTCGACGTGCGTGAATCGACCATTCGCGAGTCGCGACAAGAAACGGATCGCGCGTCATCACGATCACGTTGCAGTCGCGAAGCACTTCACTGAAGTCATCAGAATCTTCACGCAACGCATGGATTTCGAATCGCGGATTCTTGAAGACGAAATCATGCGCGACTTCTTCAGAAGACTTTCGAATGAATTCAGCCCATGCGACTTTGTCATGCGCAGCAAGTGCTTTGTTCAGTTCAGCGACTTCAAGATTGCTGCCGTCAGTTTCATCTTGCGTGACGAACTTGACGTCGTCGCTATTCAAGAAGCAGCGTGCAAGTGCTGTCGTGCCGCTGCGCCCAGTGCCGCTGATCAGTGTCGGTCGTGTGCGTCTGCATTCGCTAAGTGCTGCGACGCCGTTGTTCACGCCGACGAATGCTGCTTCGATTTCTTCTGCTGTTTCTTCTCCGTGCTTCATGATGTCCATTCTTTGATTCTCTGCTGCGTCACGCGCAACGCATCAGCCATGTCACCGTTTGCACGTTGAAAGTGCTGCTTTGAATACAGCTTCGAAGAACCGTAGCTGCGCACGTGAAGAATGTTGTCGTCGTCTGTTGTGACGTAGTTCGATTCGTAGCCGATGATTGCGCGTTTCACGTTCGCGCGATCAAGCTGTTCGTTGATCAAGAATTCTGTGTCGGGGTAGCCGTTGCATCTGTTGTTGCCGAAGTGATCCATTCCCGTCAGATGACAGTATCTGCGCTGTGACCATGCAAGATTCAGAAGATCAGCTTGCTGCATGTCGAACAGCGTCGCTGTGTGTCCGACCCATCCCTTCGTGTTGATGTTCTCGCGATCTGTGATCTGATAGCCGACGACAGGCGCATTCGTGTCGTGACGAATCTGAATCATGTCTTCAATCAGATTGCGTCGTGCGGGAAAGCAGTCAGCGTGCGTCGCGAACAGATAGTCGGTCGAACACAGCGAGAATGCCAAGTCCATCGCGATCGCGACGGGATCAGACGGATGCTTCACTGCTTTGAATCGAAGACGATGAACTTCGATTCGCGGGTCAGTGCGTTCGTATTCGTCAAGCAGACCCATGTGACGCGAAGACGAACCCGTGTCGATGATGACGATGTTCGCGTCGATCGTCTGAAGAAGCCACGATTCGATCAGCGTGTCGAGTGTTTCGCTAGTGTCGAGAAACGGAACCGCAATCGTGACTTGTCGATGCCACGGCTTCACTTTGTCTGGCCCCTGCCACGACTTGTGAAGATTGACGCCGCGATACGGAAGCCAGTCCGTCAACGGCGTCTTCTTCGGTCTTTCGAATCTGTCTTTTGCTGTATCAGCTTCGTCGCGTCGTCCCATATTGCGAAGAATGTCCGTCATCGATTCATTTATTCAAGATCGCATTCCCATCCAGTGACAGTGATGATCGCGCCTTTGCCAGCAGTCGTGCCGCTGACGCCCGCACCAGTGTTTGAAATATACAGATCAAGCACGTTCTGTCGCGGGATGAATCTGTTCGAAGCACGAAACGATTCGCTATCGTCGCGCACTGCACGACGAATCAGCGACGACTGCGCGCCAGTCGAACTGAACAGTCGACTGTGATTGCTGCCCGCGACGTTTTCTTCTGAATTCGATCGCATGTCCCATGTCAGCGTGCCGCTTCCGCTGCCGCTTGGCAGACTCTGAACATACATCTGCACGTCGTCGATCTTCAGATGATTGCACGTTCCCGGCATGACGAAGTATCCAGTCGAATGATCAGTCGTCGGCCCGATGACTTCGAACGACATGTTGAAGACGGGAGAAACAAGCACCCACGCTTTGTCGTTCGTGCCGCTGTCGTAGTCTTCGGGAAGCACAGTGAACGGCGTGTCGACCCATGTGATCGTGTGTGTTCCTGTTCCGCTTGAAGTGATGTTCACTGCACTGCCGCCGCGCGTAGTGCTGAACGACATGTCGTTCCCGACAGGGTTGAACGACTTCACGAAATACAGCGTCGAATCATTCGTTCCACCGGGAAGCGTGTTCGTCGTCGACAGCAAGAAACGCTGACCGGGAATCGGTTCAGTCGTCGTGCCGACATCGACAGTGTTGCTGCCCGTGCTGACGCTTGTGATCGTCGTCGTCGGAAGTGTCGGCGACGCTTGCAGTTCGTATGTGTAAAGTCGACCGTCAGTGCCGACGACCGCTTGACGATAGCCAGCAGACTTCGAAGTCGTCGCAATCGAATCAAGATCAGACGACGTGCCTCCGACAAGTCCAGTGATCGTGACGTCGCTGTGAATGTAATCAGTGACGCTTGCGTTCGAATCGCCGATTTCGCACCAGTTCGTGCCGTCGTAGACAAACATCAGCAGATCACTGCCTGACAGCGTCAAGTCTTCGCCGCTTGTCGTGCTGATGTTGCCTGTGCCGTGCTTGATTGTGATCGTGTCGCCGCTGTCAGCTTGCACGACAAGAAGATCGCCGTGCCCTTTCGCTGCACTGAACGTCGCGACGTCGTCAGTCGTGCCTGACTCTGCTGCGATGATCGTCAGCGTCTGTGTCAGCGTGACAGTGCCCGACGACACAGTCTTCACTGCGAAGTCAGTGAAGTTCAGACCAAGCAATTCTTGAACGCCTGTTCCCGCGCGACTGCCGTCGACAAGCAGATACTGCGTGTGATCGTCGTCAGTCAGACCATCAAGTTCGCCGTGATCAGTGATGACTGTCGGCTGAATGTCGACGCGTTCCCAGTATTTTTCATTCGTCGACGAAGCGAAGTCGTCAGGTCGAATGATGTCAGGCGACGACTCTGCTTCAGTGCCCGACTTCAGCACATAGATCACATATTCACTGTTGTCGTTGTCGTAGAAGAACACTGCGCGTTCGGGCGTCAGCGAAGTCGTTGCGATGCTGTCAAGATCAGACGATGTGCCGCCAGTCAGCGACGTGATCGTCTTTTCGTGATGAATGATTAGCGCATCGACTTCTGCTTGCGTATACCACGAAAGCTGCGGCGACGGCGACAACGCAGTCGAGTCGATCAGACCGTTCTTCAGTGTGACTTGCGCGTGAACAAGCTTGACGGTGTATGTGCTGCCCTGCGTCGCTTCGACTTCCAGAATGCATTCAAGTTCGTCCAGACCGTAAAGCAGCGAGAAAGCCGACGTCGTGTTCAGATCAAGCGTGAATCGCTTGCCTTCGATCCACTTGATGCCGTCGTCGTCGACAGTGACTGTGATTGCTGTGTCTGAAAGATTGTTTCTGAAGCCGATACGCAGATCGCCGCCAAGCGCGCCTTCGACAGTGACGTCATCGACTGCGACGTTCGGTAGTTCTTCAAGTTCTGCGACGATCTGTTCGGGCGTCGCGTCCCACGGAATGCCCGCAGTCGTCTGCGCGCCGCCGCCCGTGTCGATCGAAAGTGTGTAGACGCCGCCGATCGCCTGTTCGCTGAACGTCACTTCGACAAGTGCAGATGCGTCGCTTCCCGTGCCGCCGTCTTGAATCTTCGTGACAGTGAAGCCAGACGTTTCAGCAGATGCGTCAGTGAATGCGTAGCCTTCAGACGATTCGATGTTGATCTTCGTGCCTTTCGCGACTGCGCTGAACGTGTCGAGTGCATCGACAGCAGATGCGACAGCAGATGCGACTTCGTGTGCTTTCGCGCCGCTGCTGATCGTCGTGATTTCAGTCGTGCGATCAGCAGTCAGTGCAGTGCCTGACGGGGAAGCGTTGCCGCTGATGTTGAACCAGAATGCGCGCGACTGTTCGCCGCCTTCGCCGTCAGTTTCGTATGCAATGAAGTGCTTTCCGTCCAGCGAAGAATCGCTGCCGTTTTCAGTGACTGACAGATTCGTCAACGGCGAATCGCCTTCGTTCATGTCGCTGACGTCGCCAGCGTTGACGTGCGTGATGTGGATTTCAGTGCCGCTTGCGACTGCACTGAACAGCGCGTTCGAATTGATCGACGTCGCGATCGTCGATGCCATTTCTTGCGCAGTGTCAGTCGTGCCGTATGTGATTTCAGTCAGATCGCTGTCGAGTGCAAGCGCAGCAGTCGGCGGGTCAGTCGTGCCGTCTTGCGAAAAATACCACGCGTGAACTTCTTCTTCGCCGTCAGCGTTCAGCGCCGTCAGATAGAAATACGTGCCGTCGTAATTGTCGGTCGATGCGCCTGTCGTCGAAGTCGCAGCAGTGAAGCCAGAAGTGCCAGCAGCAGCAGCGCCGTGCGCACCGATCGTCGAATACGTGATCATCACGACATTGCCGTCATGCGTCGCACTGAACTTGCTGTCGTTGTTGATCGCAGTCGCGATCTTGTCTGCAACGACGCCGTCGCTGTCGTCTGTTTCGATCGTCGTGATTTCGACGCTGCGATCAAGAAGCGCAGCAGCAGACGGGATCGTCGTGCCGCTGTTATCAGTATCGATCCAGAAGGCAACGCTGCCTTCGTCGTCATACAGCACGAAATATTTCCCATCAAGACTGTCGCTGCTGTCTGCGACTGTCGTCAACGTCGCGACGTGAAACGCGCCGCCGACTGCGACTGCACGTGCTTCTTCTCGCTGCGCAACAGGCGCAGTGTCAGCGACAGCAGTGATGTCGAAAATTTCGCGAGTCTTGCGCGAACCCGCAGTGATCTGACTGACAGACATGCTGCCGGTAGGAATCGAAGAAGCAGAAGTCGTCAGTCCCGCTTGCTTCTTCATCAGTCGAAGCATGACGACTTCGCTGATGCCCGTGTCGCCTTCGCGTTCAGTCGTGAATGCGACGACAGATTCGGGAAGCAGATTCACTTCGTCACTGCCGAAGTCGTCGACTGCGCCCGTCGAATCCCACGTGATGCGATAGCCAGTTTCGAAATTGCCCGTGACGCTGACGCCGTTCGGCGAATCAGCCAGCAGATCAGTCATCGACGCATCGTTCAGCGCGTCTTGAATCTGCTGCGCTGTCGAATCGTAGTCCAGCGCGATCGTCGTGTCGGTCTTGTATGTGATCTTGTAGCTGCCCGAAGACGGCGGAACATCGACGACGCCGACGCCGACTTTGAACGTGTCGCTGTTGTAGCTGTCATCGATTTCGTATGCAGTCGCGCTGCCTTTTTCAACTTCACGAAGCGGCACGACATCAAGCGTGATCTTCTCTCCCGTGAACATGTCGGGAATCTGACCAGTGCTTCGCGTGAACGGCGATTCGACGACGCGTCTTTCAGTGCCGTCGACGTAGACAATCATTCTGCGGGACATGCGATCAGTCTGCGTCGTTTTTCGCGCGATGTCCAGCGATCTGTTGACACGAAAAAAGCGCGTCAAGTGGATTATGTTAAAAAAGATTTGTTTGTTAAATCGTCGCAGTTTTTTGACAAACAAACAAACAGCGTCACTTCAGCTTGCGTCGACGCTTCTTCTGCTGCGTCGGCGACTCGACTTGCTGCTGATCATTTTCAGCGATCGCGGGCACGCCGTCATTCGCGTCGTCGTGTTCTTCGCCGACAGTGTGCTGATAGAACGGGCGATTCTCGCGACGCAGATGATCTTTCGTTTCTTCGTGTTCTTCGTGATACGCGTGAACGTGAACGATCTTGCGCTTGTCGCCGCCAGTGCGAACGACGTGATCGCACGGGCAATGCGGGATAGAACACAGTTTCAGATCGCGCGGGAACCAGCGCTTCCAGACGACGAACAAGTCTTCAGTGCCGTTGCCGTCGTAGCCCGTGAAGTCTGCGACTGACAGTGCATCAGCGTTCATCAGTGTCGCGCCGAATCCGCACCAGTCAGTCGGCACGACAGCGCCGCGACCGATCGCGGGATACGCGAAGTCGAACCAGCCGCGACGACGCCAGCCGTGTTCAGCGTTCAGCTTCCAGATGTTGCCGCCATACTTCGGCGGGCACGTCTGTTCGATCTGCTTCATCATGTCGTGACGCTTGCGCGCAAGTTCGACATTCTCGGGATCAGCATCGACTTCAGCGCACAGTTCAGCCCATTCTTTCGCGATGTCTTCAGACACGTCACGTTCTTCGAAATCGAAGTCGGGCAAGATCGTGTTGAAGCGAGTGCCGCGACCCGTCAGAAACGACCCGCCCCCTTGCGACGGGTAGGGACAGCACGCGATCGAATAGTAGCCGCCATCGAAGTCAAGCATCTGAAGTGAACACAGCAGCGCGTTGTCGGGCGGTAGCACGTCACTGTCGAGTGACCAGCAGAAGTCAGCGTTCCATCTGCGCGACAGTTCGAACGTCTTCGTGCGCATCTGTGCGATCGTGTGCTGTGCGTGATGCTTGTAGTTCTCGCCTTCAGTCCAGTTGCCGACGAAGTGCTGCACGTCACAGATTCTGTCCCAGTCTTTGCCGTCGCCGTCGAACAAGTGCTGCGTGATTTCTCGCGTGTGTCTCCATGCTTCTTCATCACCGACGAAGATCAGTCTGATTTCGTATTCGTTCGGTCGATGTTTCTGCAAGTGATAGATGTTGCGCGAAACTGCGCGCATGAATGCGTCGATCGCGTAGACGTAGGATTTCGTCGCACACGTCACGATCGCGACGCGCTTCTTCTGTGTCGTTGCCATGCAAGAACGATCGATCAGTCTGTGTCGACTTTCAACACCTGATAGCCTTCGAAATCATACGTTGCAGCGTCGACTTGTGACGGTCCACCGACATTCGGGCCGACAAGACTGTTCGCGCTGATGCTGTATTCGACATCACGATCAAGCTGAAGTGCTTCTGTTTTCTTGTCAGCGTTGCGATCACCGTTCGAATATTCTGTCAGTGTTGTCGACTTCGAATCACGCATCGTCACGCTGAAGTGATACGGTGCGCGCACAGTGACTTCGATCGGGCCGCGAAAGATTCCCAGTCTGGCAGTTGATTCAAACGTCGTGTGCTGAATGCTGTTGCATAGTTCGACGACGATCGTTCCCTTGTTGCCGTGTTTGCCGCGATACGTCAGCGAACGTGCTGTCGCGTTCGCTGCTGTGTTCGCATCATCAGTCATGAAGCCAGTCGTCCACGTGCGCGACATCGTCACAAGTGCTGAAGTCGTCGTCGTAGCAGGAACGCTGTGCCCGTTCCCTGTTGTTGTCGACGACTCGACTTCGTCACCGTTCGAATTCGTCGTCGTGAATGTCTTCGTGCCTGTCGATGCTTCAATCACTGATTCGACGACTTCAAGATCATCGACGCGCGTCACAGTTCGATCGAAGAACTGAATGTTGTCTGAATCAGTGATCGTCTGTGCGAACGTGACGTCGCTGTGCGTGAATGTTTCACTGATCGTGCGACAGGGCGTGTCATCAAGATTCGTGATTCTGTTGAAGTGCTGAATCGCGCCGTCTGATCGATACGACCACGAAGCGAAGCCTTCAGACGACACAAGCGAAGTCGTGAAGCCCAAGAACGGGTTCGGTCGTTCTGCATCTTTCGGCATGTTGAACGGCGCATAGCCTGCGACTGTGCGCGTGTAGTTCATCGTCATGCTTTGATTGCCGAGAATCAAAACGCCGCCTTCGTAATACGGTCGCTGAACTTTCAGTTCTGCACGATTCGAATCATTACCGAAAGTGTAGCCGCCGCCCTGCGTGATCGATGTCGCGCCGTTTTCGATCTGCGTTTCTGTGTCTGTTGATGCATCACCGACGATGACAGCGCCGTTGTTCGACAGCACAGTGACTGTCGTCGAAGAATTCGTCGACGTGTTGACAGTTGAAGTCGTGAAGATAGAAGACGCGTCGACTTCGGGATGATTGATATTCACCGTCGTTTTTGCGGTCGAAATCAAGTTCGTCGTCACAGTCGATTCTGTCGTCAGCGCATCAGTCACAGTCGACAGATACGTGTCTTCGTCGCTTTCTTCGATCGAAGCGGTCGAAGTGATTCTGTGCGCATACGTTCCCGTCGTGCTGCCTTCGCAGAACGTGCGTTGTTCTGTCCCGATAGCATCATACTTCGATTCGCTTGAATTGTGTGCCGGATTTCCCGTGATCGTGACTTCGCGCGTCTTCGTCGCTTCTGATGCGTTCACAGTAATGAACGTGACATTCTGATCATCTTCGCGTGTCTTCGGTTTGTATGTTCTATCGCCGTTCACGAAGCTGACTGCTTTGTCAGATCGACTGTATGATCTGATTTCGCGATCATCATCGAACAGAATGTCAACGCCACCGCCTTCAATTTCACGCACGATGCCAATCGGATAGAAGTCAGCGTTCGTCGCAATCCGAATCGATCGATCTGCAACAGCTTTTGATCCATCGACAGTGAATGAACCTACAGATTCAGACACAGTGATGCTTGCGCGTTCTGTGAACGGCGCTGTCGTTGTCAGTTTCGATCTGTTCGTCGAAAGCCATGAAGCGATGAAGTTCGTCGATGTCGTCGTCGTGCTTGCGGTAGACACGCCTGTTCCCGCGTTCGTTGTCGAAGATGTCAGCACTTCGCCTGTCGTAAGCTTCGAAGCGAATGACTGCGTTTCTGCTGTCGTAGTTTTCGATCCTGCGACTGTAGCGCCGCGACCGACAGCGTCGTATTCAACGACAGTCTTCACCCATTCAATCGTTGTTGAAAAAGTCGACGACGTTCCGTCTTGCTGTGTCGTCGCTTTGATTTCTATCTGCGACCCGTTCACGATTGTTTGATCAGTGAAGCCGCGCGAAGACGACGACGTGAATGCCGATGCGCCAGACGCACTGACTGAAGCGCTGCCGCCGTTTCCGTCACTGTCTCTGTCAGTCGATGATGACTCCCAAGAAAATTCATATGATCCTTCTTGCGTGAAAGAAGCGAAGTCAGTCAGACCTGTGCTGCTTGCGTTTCGAACGAACTTGTTTTCGGTGTATGCTGCCTGTGTCTGTGATGTTGTTCCGTCACTTGTCGAATTCGTCGACGTCGTTGCATTCTCTCCTTCGTTCACGAATGAAGTCGTCAGCCCGACTTCAGTCGTTCCGCCGCCAGTCACAGACGATGATGAAATCGACGACGAACTGATCTGAAGCGGCACATATTGCACGCCTTTGTCGGGAGTGATGAACGACAAGCCCATGATCAGCAGACACCATCGTCAGATACTTGCCACGTGAAGTGACGCACGAACGGTTCTTCACCCGGCTTCGGGTTGTTCTTCGAAGTCGTGAATGCTTGCGACGATGTCGCTGTGACGTTGCCGCAGAACGAAGTCTTCAGCACGCCTCCGATCAGCGTCGCGACAGTGAACTGAAAGTCAGACGGCTGACCTTCACTGACTGTCTGTTCGGGCTGCGAAGTTTCAGCAGAGAATTCCCACGACACTGTGCTTCCCGTATTCGCGACTACGCTTGCGACGAAGTAGATCGCAGCAGCGTTCTTGCTGAAGCTGACTTCTTCGCCCTGATTCGACGCAGCGATGCCGTTGATCGTGCCGCTGTTCAGCGTCGCGACAGCGCCGCCGTCTTTCGTGCTGACAGTGATCGACCACTTGCGACACGCGCCACCGCCACGACCGCCGCCACGCGATTCGATCACGACATGATCATCGTCGATGTGCGGGGCGAACATGCCCTTGCCGACGCTAATTTCTGGCGCTTTTCTGCCTTCAGCTTTCGCAAGAATATAGTTCAGAACTTGTTCAAGCTGCTTGTCGTTGCATCGAATTCTTGCCATCGATTTGAAAACTGTTTCAACGCTTCTTGTATAGTTTCTCTGACCACGGCCCGCCAGAAGACAGCTTCCATCGACGCGTCATCTTCGAACCGAGACCGATGATTTCGATGTTGCCGCCAATGAACAAGAAGTTCGTGCCGTCAGGCGTCTGCGGTCGCGCGTCAGACTTCGGCGGCGTTTCGATCAGTCCGATCTTTCTGAAGTCTTTGCTGCTTCCCCTGCTGCCGCGAACCCACGTTTCTTCGTAGACAAGCGTCGGCTGAAGCCACGATTCAGTGCCGAACAGTTTGTTTTCTTCACCTTTCTTGTCAGTCTGCGACCAGACAAGTGTGCCTTCTTCGGGGTCGAACGACACAAGCCCTTCTTCGATCAATTCTTGAAAGCGCGGGTGCGTTTCGACTGGCGCACTGCCTAGCGACGCAGTCATTCGATATGTCTTCTTGTCAGTGTCGGGCGGGATGCCGACGAAGCTGATCTGCGCTGTGACGAACTTCGCTTCTTGTCGACTGATGCGCGCTGACTTGCGCTTCAACCACGGGAAGTCAGGGTGCGTCTCCATTCTGTCGATCTTGATTGCGATCGCAGACGCGGAGTCCCATTCATACTGACGATACAGCGTCGAACTGCCGACACCGAATTCATCAAGTTCGATGTCATACTGCGGCGCTTCTTCGCTGATCGATCCGTTCCATTCGACTTGTGCCATGATGTTTTATTCTTCGATTGAAAGTTGAAGCCCCGTGCCCGTCGCGCCAGTCGACGGATTGATTCGATCACGAATCTGCTGAAGCAGTGCTTTGATGTCGTTCAGCACAGTGATTTCACGCTGACCGCCGACACGTGCAGCGCCAAGCGGCCCGCCTGCGCCTGCGCCAAGCGCTGTGATGCCGTCGCGCGTGCCGAGTCCCAAGAATGCGCCGACGTTGAATGCAGCGCCACCGCCGCCGACAGATCGAAACTGATCGACTTTCGTCGACTCGCGAAGTCGCTGTTCACGTTGCGCACGACGTTCAGCAGCACGTTCAGCTTCACGCTGCGCTTTCTTCATCGCAGCTTCTTCTTCACGCTGTCGCTTCTCTGCTTCTTGCTTGCGCTTCTTCTCTGCTTCTTCAGCGGCTTTCTTCTCTGCTTCTTTCTTCTTCAGTTCATCAAGCGTCAGTTCGGGTTCGGGAAGCCCGCCGTCTTTCGTCGCTTCGTCGACGCCTTTCTTCGTCGCTTCTTCAACAGCGTCGGGCCAATTTCGTTCGATGATGCCGTCAAGTTCACCTTCAAGATCAGACGTATCGATCGCGATGTCGTTTCCGAATCCGTCGTTGCCCGCCATCATGTCAGCGCCCGCTTCAAGAAGCGAATCAGTGACGTCTGTCATGTTGTCATTCATGCGCGACATGAAGCCGTCAGACAACACGTGCGAAGCTTCAGTCATGCCCGCTTGCGCCATCTTGTTCATTTCGTCGACAGTCTTGATCATGCTCGACAGATCGACGCCGGGAATCTTGTTCACTGCTTCAAGCACTGTCAGTGCAGCAGCAGTCGCTTTTTCGAACAAGAAGTTGCCAGCAAGTTTGAACGCGTTGACGACTGTGTCTTGAATCGTGTAGCCGAGTCCAGCGAAGACGCCGATGACAGGCGCGAGTCCCGACAGCACAAGACCGCTGATGAATGAACCGATGCGCGCAAGCGAATTCAAGAAGTTGATGCCCGCGATCTGCAAGCTGATGCCGAATGCTCTGCCGATGTCGCCGTTCACAAGCGCGTTGCGCACGACGCCGACGACGAACTGAAGAACGCGCACGCCTTCAGTGATGTTGACTAGCATCCCGCGAAAGAATTCGCCAAGACCTGTGTCGCCCGTGCCGATGATCAGTTCTTGAATCGCAGACTTCAGTTCGCGCCACGAACCGATCAGCGTGTCTGACATCGTCGCTGCTGACTTCTCTGCTGTGCCTTCTGCGTCTTCAAGCGACGCTGTCAGTTCGGGAAGCGAGCCGTTCGCGACGCCCTTGATCAGAGAAGCGACGACGTCGAAGTTCGCTGCGCCGAACATCTGCGCAAGAATCTGCGGGTCGAACTTCGACAGATTCGAAAGCGCAGTTTCAAGACCGACGATGTCAGGGTTGATGTCAGACGCAGACATGCCGACTGCTTCAAGCGCAGCAGCGGCTTTTTCGTTCGGGTTGATCATCAGCCCAAGCACTGCGGCAAGACCGCGACCCGCAAGACCTGCTTTGATGCCGTTGTTCGCCAAGACACCGACAGCAGCAGATGCTTCTTCAAGACTGATGCCGAGTGCAGACGCGAACGGCGCGACGAACTTCATCGCTTCACCCATGCCTTGAACATTCGTGTTCGCGCGCGCTTGAATCAGCGCAAGCACGTCAGCGACGCGCCCTGCTTCTTCAGCAGCAAGACTGAATCCCGACATGATGTTCGTCGCGATGTCTGCTGATTCGCCAAGTGAAATGTTGCCAGCAGCGGCAAGATTCAGCGTGTCTTCAAGCGAAGCGATCGACTGTTCTGCTGTGAAGCCCGCCTGCGACAAGAACGCAAGACCTTCAGCAGCTTCAGCAGCACTGAACATCGTCGTCGCGCCAAGTCGACGCGCTTCAGACTCCATCGCAGCCATTGCGTCAGCAGAAGCGAACGTCAGCGCTTCGACACGTGCCATCGCGAATTCGAGTCCAGCGAATGTCTTTGCTGATGCAGTGAAGCCGCGCACTGCTGCTGTGACTCCGATGTATGCAGCAGCGAGTCGACCGACAGTCGCGATCATCTTCGACATGCCGCCGCGCGCTGCTGTCGCGACACGATTCGTGCGCGTCGCTTCGTTGTTGAAGCCGCGCAATGAATTCTGACCCGTTCGCATCCCGCTTTGAAAGCGCGACGCATTCGCGATCAGGTTGATTGATACATCTGCACTATTTGCCATTCTTTCAACGGGTCAGAATTCTTCGTCGTCTTCTTCAAGCGACTTCAGCAGCGTCATCACTTCGCGATCTGCTGCTGATCCCATTCCGTCAAAAGATTCCCATCGATCACAAGCTATGTCGTTTTTCCTGTAGTAGCAATTTTCAAGTTCGAAACAAAGTCTTGCGGGGTAGCGTTTGAATGCAGTCGTCAGATCACAGTTCGCCATTTCACAGACGATGCAGACTATTTGCGCAATGAACGTCGGCGCGAACGCGTTGCCTTTTTCTTCACTGCTGTGTGACGCGGACCCTTTTTTTTAGTAGGCACGACTTTCGACTGTTGCGCTTCTCCGACTGCAATGCCGATCGCAGTCGTCAGATCGTCCATTTCGTTTGCTTCGATCTGTTCGCCGAATTCGAAAGCAGCGCGACGCAGTGCGCGCCCGTTGTCGTCTGCGAATGCCAAGTCTTCAGCTTCTTCTTCGTCGACTTCGACAGTCATCAGCGCCATGAACTTCAGCGTCTCCAAGTATGGATTCTGAATCATTTCGCTTTCAGCTTTCGCCATCGCGATCAGCTTCATGTATCGCTTTTCTTCGACGTCGCTGCGCTTCGGCTTCTCTGCAAGTTCAAGAAGCGCATCGCGATCGTCGTTCGACAGAATCGGCGTGAACGTCAGAAACGCGCTGTCGATCTGTCGCAGCAACGCGAACGCGGACAGAGTCAGCGGGCGAATCTTGAATCGATGCACCTTGACTGCGACTCCCAGCATGTCGCGTTCTGTTCCGCGTTCGCGTTCGTCGTCGATCACTTCTTCACCATCATCGTCGACGTCTGCGAAAAGCCCAAGCTTGTTCGAAGTCTGATCAAGCTTCGCGTCTTCTTCTTCGACTGCGCGTTCAGTTTCTTTGTCTGCGTATTTCTTCGCCATGATTAAAGCTGTTTGAAGCCGCGACGAATCGCTGCCTTGTATTTCTTCGAATTCTTCTTCAGCAGCATCGTGCCCGACTTGCCGTCTTCAGTCGGCACACGAAACGCGACTTGCGGTTCGGGATCGATTTCAGTCATGTGATGATGCAGTCGATCCATGTTCTTGACTGCTGCCATCGCGAAGCTGAACGGGTGCAGCGGATATTCAGCGATGAAGTCAAGATCGCGCTTCCACGCTTCGATGCATTCAGCAGTCGTGACTTCGCCGTCTTGATCTGACGGGTAGAAGCAGAACGTCCAGATTTCTTGCCCGTCAGCACGTTCGATGTGCGTATAGGGCGGGTCGTGTCGAAGCGGGATGCCGACAGCGATCAGTGCTGCGGCAAGTTTCGTATCGCGAACATGAACGACAGTGTCGCCCGCTTTCAGTTCGTCGTGATCGAGGTCGAATAGCGGCCCCTGCTGCTTTGCTTGTGGCATGTCTTGTGACGCGTCGTGCGCGTAGCTGATAACGGCGACAAGACGCTATGCTTGCCGCCGCGAAAGTTCGTCATCAGATTTCTTCGTATGCAGTCGCTTTCAGCGAAGTCTTCACGAATTCTTCATTCGCTTGTTCGATCGTGACTTCGTCAAGATAGACAGTCGAAGAAGCAAGATCGAAAGTGCCGCTGATCGTCAGAGTCGTGCCGATGTTCGTCGACGCACCGCTGAACGTGCCAAGACCTTCGATGCTGATTTCAGAAGTCTTGTTGTAGTAGGCGACCGCAGTGACGCCGCCGTCTTTGTCGCGGGCTTCTTTCTTGTCCGCTTTGTTCGTGACAGACACAGACTGTGTCGTCAGTGAAGATTCATCGGATGCGACTCCGAAAGATAGCGATGTTCCGACAACGGTTGCAGCAGGCATGACAGTGAAGAAGAATTGTTACACGATCAGTCTGCGACGTTTCGAAGACGTGTCCAGAAAAAAGTTTCGTCAATCTGTTTCAGTTCTTCCAGCACGCGACCAGTGCGGGATCGCACATTCGGCGCGCATGATCGCTTGCCACGAAAGTTCAGTCACCGCAAGATCAGTGATGCTGAACGCGACAGGGCGAAACACAGCTTCTTTCAGCAGCGGGTCTTTCGTGTCGTCTGTGTCTGTTTCGATCGCGTCGCGAACACATCCGATCCATTCAAGAATGCCTTTCTTGCGCGACGGCTGCGTCGTCGGATCGTCACGCACAAGACCGTATTCGCGACGACTCGCGATCATGAACTGAAAGACTTGCGTGATCTGCACGTTCGATGAACCCGAAGTCAGTTCGTCGGGCACTGCGCCCGCGCCGATGACTTCAGTGTCAGACATCGTGTAGGGCACGATATACGGCAAGTCTTCAGCACCGTCAGCTTCGTTGACGCCTTCACGATCGAAGTTCAGCTTGCGGCAGATGCGACCGTCGATGTCGCGGCAGTGATACGTCAGGCGTCGTTCGATTTCCCAGTAGGGTCGAACATACATTTCGATTTGATACAGTTCGGGCATGTCGTCAGGCGGCTAGTGATTTCGCGATGTAGTATTTCAGATGATCGACCATCGAATCAAGCAGTCGTTCTTTCGCAAGCGGTCGTTCTCGTTCGACGATCTTCATCGCACGAATGCCGCGCACGCGCTTCTTCAAGATGTAGTGAATGCCGAAGACGAAGCCTTTCTGATAGCCATACATCGCTTGCGGCACTTTCGGAATGTAGAGCATCTTCGCACGCTTCGGCCCGTGCGCTTTCGTTCCCTTCTCCAAGAAGCGCATGACTTTCGAATCGTTCGTGATCGTCCAGCCGCCGATGATCTGCGCAGTGCGCCATTCTCTGCGCGTCTGTCCCGTCCATTTCTTCGGCGTCTGTTCGACAAGACGCTTGCGTGTGACTTCAGCTTCTTTGAACAGAAGCGCGTTGACGCGTCGATCATCGATCGCATCAAGCAGACCGTCGAAAATCTTTTCAGCGCGTTCGTCTTCGATCGTGATCTGAATCATGTCACCAGAATCTTCGCTTGAAGCGCTTCAACAGCTTCGCTGCTTCGGGCGGAATGCGCGTGTCGAGAAGCGACACTTTCGAACCGTCAAGCGCTTGAACTTCTTTGCGCATGTCTCCCGTCAGCGCTGCTGCGATGTGAATGCACGCACGACGAATCGCTTCGGGAAACGTCGCGTCAGTCGGCGGCTGCGTCGTATCTGCGATCGTGTAGCCGAACGTGCCGTCGATCGTCAACCAGTCGTTGTCTTCGAAGTCAACGAAGCTGATGTCAGTGTAGTATGTGATGCGCGATTCGCCGACGTTCGCGCGAAAGTCTTCTGCGTCCCATGCAGTGTCATCAAGCGTGATCGTGTTGATCGTGATGATCGGCCACGGCAAGAAGATGTGACGTCTCTTCACATACTGCTTCGGCACTTCAAGCACGCCGTCACCGCCCGAAGTGCGATCGTGATACCAGAAGTCGCGCTGACAGTATTCGTCGATCAGTCGCGACGCGCGATTGATGCAGTCGTGATGCCAGTCTTTGATCGTATCTTCTTCGTCTGCGTCAGTGTTCTTCAGTTCTTTCTGAAGCTGAAGCAGAGTGCAATACGGTTTGTTCAGCGGGACAGTGACAGCCATGCGTCACGTTGCAGCGTTTCTGCTGCGATGTCCAGCACGATCAGCGCGTGTCGAAGTGACGCTGCTTCTTCGTCTGATAGCCTTTCGTCACGCCGCCTTTGCGACGATTCACTTCGTCGTAAATCGTGCGCAGACGTTCTGTGTCGCCAGCCGCTTTCGTGACGCGTGCGTGAAGTTCGACACGATCAGACGAATCAAGCCCTGACTGATCGATCAGATTTCTGACTGTTGCTTCATTCATGATTTGAAAATTGTTTCAACGTCTGTGTCGCGCACGAATCTGCTGTGCTGTAGAAGTGCGAACAGCAGCGCGAAGAAGAAAGCGACTTCGCGCGTGTGTTCAGCGGGAAGCCACCACGCGAAGAAGATCGCCCACACGATGATGCCGACGCACGCAGCAGCGAGCATCAGCAGAAGATACAGAAACGCTGCGAATGCGATGACAATCATGATCTGTTCGGCCAGTCGTGTCGCATTGCGACGTTGAAGATCGATTCAGCGATGTGCTTGCGTGTCGCGCGCAAGTCGAAGTCGACGTGAACGCCGCTGACGTCTTGCATCGCACGTGCAATCTTGATCAGCGTCTTCTTCGGCTTCATCTTCAGTCGACGAAGACAGTCGCCGCGATTCCATCTGATCGTGCGAAGATCGAAGAACGGCGACGCAATCGGTCGATCGTGTTTCGTGAATTCTTCTTCGGGATCAGCGTCGACGTTTCGCGATCGCACGGGCTTGAACTTGTGCGGCGCTTCAAGACAGCCGCGATACTCGACTTCGTCGACCTTGATGACGTCGCCTTTCTTCAGCGTTCCGAAACGGCCCACACGATCAGGTTCGTCTGCGATGTATTCAACACGTCGTTCCATAGATCGAGACAGTAGCACGCTGTCAGCGTCGACGCCAGCGCAAAAGAAAGCGCCATCGCCCGAGGACGATGACGCTTCTGTGACGGGCATCACCCCGTCAATTATCACATCACTGATAAATTGTCAGTAGCGTTCAGCGCGAGTCGCGCGACGCAGTTCGTGTTCACCGCCGAAGCGAATCTTCTTGTCGCTGCCGCGCAATCTGAAGATGCGCTTGCGCTTCTTGTCGCTGTCGCCAGTCGTCGACGCAGTGTCGATGATCGTGTGTGTCAGCCCGTGATCGTAGCTGCCGCTACGTGCGAACACGACTTGATTGCCGTGCGTCAGTTCTTGCTTCTTCTTCTTCATAGTTCGATGACGTGTGGTTTGATGGGAAACTTCAGTGCGACTTTCGGCACGACGAATTCTTGACGCAGCAAACTGTCTTCTTCGCCAGTGCGAAGACTGCGACATTCGAACGTCTCTGCAAAGATCAAGCTGCCGACTTCTTCTTCTTCGATGATGCGCAGCACTTCGACAAGTTCGTCGCGCTTGAACGGGCCGGGAAGTTCGTCGCCGCGATAGCGATCGAATCGAACGACGCGACCGATGATGTCTTTCTTCGCAATCTTCATGGATCAGTTCTGTTGATTTCTGCGAACCCTACGACAGCGACAGCGACGATGACGATCATCGTCACGATCAGTGCTGTCAGTTCGAAAGTCATGTCAGTGACGCGCCTGTGCGCGGGTCGATGTTCTGTGTGATGAAGTGCTTCAGATGCCCGTCAAGCGTCTGAATGATCTGTTCGCGCTGAACGCCGGGATGCATCTGCTGCCCGCTGTAGGTTTCGAACGCGACGCGCAGTTCAGTCGTCGTCAGTTCAGCAGCGCGTGATCTGATCAACGGCTTCAAGTCGAGTGCCCACGCGTCAGTGTGCTGCGTGTAGCACGCGCGCACGTGCGCTGCGATGCTTGTGATGATGTTTTCGCTGATCATGTCGTGTGATGCGTTGTGCGCGCGTCAGAGTCGAACTGACGCGCGCTGTGTTGAAGTTCAGCCAAGCTTCGCGAGACAGCGAGGATCGAAGCCCGATTTGATCGACTCGGGAACAGTCAGCTTGCGATTGCACGCGCAGCAGCGCCCTTCGTGCCAGACTTCGACTTGCGAAGCGACGTTCTGCGGCTTCGTCTGAAGCTGTCGCAGCGTCCACGCGATCGCAAGATACGCGACGCTGCTGCGATCTTTCACGCACGACTTCGCAGTCAGACGAACGTCAAGCAGACCCGTCGACTTGTCGCGAGTCATCAGCCCAAGATAGCTGTAGCTGCGCCAGTCGCTGTTGTCGCTGCCCGTCAGAAGCTGAACGAAGAAGAAATCTTCTTCGCCGTCTTTCGCTTTGATCTTGAACGTGCGTCGTTCGTCGGTCGACTTCGACTTGATCGTGACAGTCGCGTTGCCCGCTGTCAGCGCTTTCAGTTGAAAGTCAGCGTCGACAGTCTTGCGTGCGTGCGGGTTGATGGGTGCATAGGGATTCATGATGATGTTCAGTTTGATGTGATGTTCTGATTCTGACGAAGCGCTTCGTGCTGTGCGCGATAGCCGCTGTCGCAATTCAGCGAAAGCAGGATCAGCGCGATTGTCAGCAGCAAGTTCTTCATCTGACATGATCATCGCGCTTTTTTGTTCGATCGTCAACGTCATTCGACCATTTTCTTGAAAATTTTTTCAAACGCTGAATCGACTGTGTTCACAGCAATGAACGCGATCAGAACGGCGATTCGCAGATCGCACGACACTGCGCGCAGCAGTGACACGACTTGACGGGATCAGAAGGCTTTCGATAGAAGTCGGGACATTCGTGTTCTTCTCTGCTGCCGCGCCCCTTGCATTGCGGGCACTTCACAAGCGACACGTCTTCGAACTTGAAGCCGACGCCGCTGACTTCGTCGACAGGGTCTTTCACACGCTGAAGCGCTTCGACTGCTGTCAGCATTTCTTCGCGCTGTGCGAATCGATTGATCGTCAGTCTGACGCCGCGATGAACGAACTGCTGCGTGCGTCGTCTGTCGTATGCGCGCATTCGAAGTCGATCGATGACGACATAGAACTGCGTCGTGCGCTTCGCATACGCGTCAAGAAGATGACCGTCTTCGTCGCGCTTGTTCATCTTGCCGATCACAAGCTTCGCGGGAAGTTCGGGATTCGACAGATCGTTCTGCGTGACGACGTGCTTTTCACCGCGCCATCGCCCGCCGACTCTGATGCGACGCGTGTTCATGTCAGACGTTCAGCAGCGACGTCGTCATCATCAAGCAGCTTGAAGCGCGCTGTCGTTTCTGTGTGCGGCAACACGCGCATCTTGATCGGGTCGTTCTGATCGATCTTGATCTTGTGAACAAGACTGTTTCGCTGAAAGCACCACGCTTCTTTGTCTGTGCGCAGCACGACGAATTCGATCATGTCGTTGTTCAGCGCGCTGTCGATCATCGACAAGTTTTCTTCGATCGTCAGAACTTCTTCGACGTCGAAGCAGTGACCCATCAGAAGCACGGGTCGCATGTCACGCGCGTCAGTCGGCTGAAGTGTCCACGCGACGCGCGATTCGTCGGGTCGAAGTTCGCACTGCCCAAGCGCGAACATGCACATGTATTCGCGACACAGTGTCGGTCGCTGATCGTAGACAGCGCAGCCGTTGTTCGCGTGCTTGCACTTCACGCACGCTGCTTTCGTGCCGCCAAGCAGCTTCAGTTCTTCTTCGTTCAGCACGTCTGCTGCGATCGCAGGCGCGTGACAGCAGAAGTCGCAGTCGCCGCATTCGTTGACGCGTGCTTCTTCGACGTTGCCCGTCTTCAGTGCGCGAATCATCGCAGCACGTGCTTTCTTCTTCTTGTTTCGCTTCATGATTCGATTCTTCGCCATTCAAGTTGATTCGTGTCGTCGATCCAGCACGACGCTTCGCACGCTGACAAGATCGCAGCGCGCACGTTCAGTTCATCGTGCTTCGACTTCCAGAAGACGACACAGTCGCGCGCTGCGTCGAACAGCGCGAACGTGCCCGTGTTGATCAGTGTCGCTGGCATCAGTAGCAGTTCGGTTCGAAAGTGTTGTCGACGATCGCGTCAACGATGCGAAGCGCGTTGTCGATCGCGTCTTCTTTCAGATAGCAGAATTCGCTTTCGCCGACTTGATGACCGTTGTCGTCGTGCGCTGCTGCATACCACGAACGCACGCTGCTGTTCCACCAGAATTGCACGTGCATTTCTTGATCGTTCGGGAACGTCATGATGTAGCCGTTCGTGTCGCTGTTCTTCGAAACGACGACGACGCGTCCCTTCTCTGTCGTGTGATATTTTTTCATGATGTGATGTCGATGTTGATCAGATCGAAGACAGTTCGTCTTCAGCTTTCAGTTCTTTCAAGACTTCGACTGCTGCGCGTCTGCATTCTGTGCGCGTTTCGAAATACTCCCAGTCGATCAGACGACCTGCGAACTTGTGTTCTGCTTCGAAGTAGCCAGCAGAGTCTTTGTGAATCTTGATGTCAGATGTTTTCCAGCGATTGATGCGTGATGTGATGTGCATGATCAGAATGTGTCAGATTCTTGTGACATCGTCAACACGAAAAAACCGCCGCCCCGAAGGACGACGGTTTTCGTGATTCGTCAGATGGGAATCTTCGACGAAATCTTGTGCGTCGATTACGAATCGTAATCGCGGCCCATGACGACGTAGGGCAGAGAAGCAGACGGCGTCTCCATCGGCTTGAAGTCGCGACGGAACGAAGCGACGACGATGTTGACTTGCTGCTGCACGTCGCGATCGATTTCGACCGTGAAGCCCTTGCGAACACCCATGATCCACGACGGGCGATGCACGATGTAGATCGAACCCTTCGAAGTCGTGCTGCCGTCGTAGACGCCCGAAGCGTTCAAGTCTTCGCGAACGCGAGACGAAACGACGATCTTCGACCCGAACAGAGTCGGGGCCATGCCGCTGTTGATGCGTGCAGTGCCCGCAGCGCCAGTCAGATCAGCAGTCAGCGTTTCGGCAAGACCGACGAAGTCAGCATAGCCTTTCACGCCGCAGACGATCAGCAGTTCGTTCGGACGAATGCCCCACCGACCCATGTCTTTCTTCAGCGTCAGAATGTTCGTGTCGCTGATGCCGCCGGTCGACAGCGAACGATCAAGCGAGCCGCCGAGGGCAAGCTTTCGAATGCCGTTGAACAGAGTCATCGAACCCGAAGACGTCGCGTCGCTGTCTTGGTGCGTTCCGGCAGTGTCGCCGTTGATGATCGCATCTTCAAGCGCGTCAGCCGCAGCAGAAGCGAGGTTTTCAGTCACCATGCCAAGCACGGGGACGATCGCGTCTTCTTCGGCTTCATAGCTGAAGTTCGTGCGACCGATCAGCTTCTGCGCCGTCAGCGTGACGTTGTCAGTGCCGGGAGAAGATTCGGTCGGGTTACTGCCGGGGTTTTCGCTGCCCTTGTAGAACGTCGGGCGAGTCGTGCGAATCGGAAGCTGAAACGACGGGGTCGGCATGTCGATTTCGCTTGCGACGAATTCAGACGCCATCGGCGAATCCAGATACATGCGATTCAGCAGTTCGCTGGAAAGATCGGTGGCGATCAGTTCAGCGCCGTTGTTCGCAGACCCAGTGACAAGCGTCTTCTGCCCGTAAAGAATCGACTTGCGAAGCGATTCAAGCTGACGATGTCCGCTTGCGGCGGCATACTTCAGCGTCGCTTCGGGGATGCCGTCATTCTGAAGCGCGACGATCTGATGTTCTTTCAGACCGGGAGTCGCGTTCATCATCACGTTCAGAAGCTGCTTTTCAGCGACGTTCAGATTGCCCGCACGATGTTCGGTCGGGAATTCGACGACGACACCGTCAGGCACGAAGCCGACGTTGCCGCTGAACTGATTCTTCTGACCCTTGTTGACGAACGACTTCTTCAGATCGGCGATCGCCTTGTCGAAGTCGTCTTTCGACACACTGCCTTCGGGCTTGAAGTTCTTCAGCCCTTCTTCGATCGCAGCCTTGATGTCGACGTCGGCGCTGTTGCCATCGCCAAGCACGTCTTTGATCTCAGACTTGATGTCTTCGGGCTTCACGCTTTGAAGGGAGTCGAGACGATCGGTCAGCGACTTCACGACGTCGTCGGTGACGCCTTTGCCTTCGATTGCTTTCGTGACGCTTTCCGTGACAAGCTGCTTCACAGCGTCAGCGGTCAGGGCGTCATCGCCGTCGTCTTCAAGATCGACATTGCGTGCGTTCTTGAAGTGTTCGTCGATGTCGAAATCGGAAGCAAGAAGCTTGCTGATGTCGTCACCGCTGTCAGATGCCTTCGCGAGAAGACCGGACAGTTCTTTCTTTTCGTCGTCAGTGCGGTCGCCAGACGCTTTCGCGTTCAGTTCACGCATCCGTTCGACTTCTTTTTTGGTCAGTTTCATTCGTTTGTTCGAATACGGTTGCTTGTTCTGTGTCGCCGCACTTTACGGCTTCGACATTCACAGCGTTCTGCGTTTCGAATGCGTGTCCAGAAGTTTCTGCAGTTGAAAAAATTTTCAAATGCAGAAACGAAAAAGCGCGCCAGCTCGAAGACTGACGCGCTTCATTTCGCAGCTTGGAACGACACAGCGAAGAAGAAGTCGTTCTGACGCGTGCAGAATTATTCAGCGCCGATGAACAGCACGTTGACGACGGGCGTGCCAGACTGACCCGTGATCGCGAGTGCAGCAGTCGCGCCGATCGAAAGCCCTGCGGGGAAGTGATGCACGTGAACGGCCCCCGGCTGAAGCGTGCCGCCCATTTCTTCAGTGCCCATGTTCGAAGACGCGTATGTCGCCGACAGCGTGTCGTCAGCGTTCTGCAAGACGATCGCATACACGGTCGCAAGCGCGACAGTTTCGCCGTCAGGGTTCGTCGGCGGATCGCTTTCGCTTTCAAGCGTGTTCGTGTCGGGTTCAAGCGTCTTCGCGACGCCGTTCGAAGTCGTGATCGCGCGACTGTAGATCAGATCGGCAGCAGACGGAATCGTCAGCGTCGTGCCGCTGAAGCCGATGCGATAGAGGTTCGACGCAAGCGCATCAGCGGGCGTGATGTCTGCGTATAGATTCAGTGAAGCAGAAGCAGTGATGTTCATGATGATTCAGTGTGCGTCGTTTCAGTGCGCGTGTCCAGCGATCAGTCTTCGTCTTCGACTTCGATGATCTTCGTGATCAGCACGCCCTTGCGAATCTTGTTCCCTGCAAGCGCAGCGGGGTTGATCACTTCGATCTTCGAATCTGCATCGACTTCGATCAGACGATACTTCGTGTGCGGCTTCAGACCGTTGATCGTGCCGTCAGACTTCGTGTCAGCTTCGAACACGTCAAGCGCAGCAAGACGTTCATCAGAAGCAGCAGGGTGCGCTTCGACATTCACTTTGCGTGCTTCGTTCTTCGGCTGCGCAGGCTTCGCCGCTTGCGCGTCTTTCGACGTGCTGACTTTCACATCAGACACGTTCGCTTTCTTCTTTGATACTTGTCGTGGCATTTCTTCTTGTCGTTCAGTTCAGAGTCATTCGCTTGAAAGCAGTCTTCGCGTCTTCGATCGTCACTGCGCGTGCTTGAAACAGCGCGTCAGGATTCGCGGGCACTGCGACAAGACTGACTTCGAAAAGTTCGACTTCTTCGACAAGTCGCGGATTTTCGTCGCTGAACTTGAACAGTCCGCCGATGCTGAATGCCTTCAGATGACCTTCAGCGATCAAGAAGCGAATCTTGCGAAGTTCGGGTGCGTTCGACACAGCAGCTTCGACTTCAAGACCGCGCTGCGAAATGCGCATCTTCGTGAATGAACCCGCGATCTTGTCAACGCTGTTCTGATGATCCAGCAGCATGACAGGGTTCTTCATGAAGCGACCGATCGTGCGATTGAACGCAGTGTCAGCGATCGTGTCACCGTCGCGATCTGCGGGAGTCACAGCAGCGAACGTCGACGCAAGCCCGTCAAGCTTGATGTCTTTGAAGTCGACGATGCGCTTCGCTTCGTCTTCAACGTGCTGCGCTTTCAAATCGAATTCAGCGACAGCTTCGAAGTGCTTCAGCTTCGCGTGCTGCACGACAGGCTTCGCTTCAAGCGCACGCTGTTCTTTCACGTCAGCAGTGCTGACAGGCGTGTCAGTGACAAGCAGAACGCCGTCACTGTTCGGCACACACAGACGGGTGAAGTCGCCGTCTTTCTGCAATGCGTAGAAGCGCCCGCCGTCGAACGCTTCGCAGATGATGAACTGTTCTTCAACGACGTCGTGCGAAGAAGTCTTCTGCTTCTTCTGCTTGCCGCCGACTCGCAAACGTCGCGAATCGACAGTGTCTTTCTTCACACGCAGTCGCTTCATCGTTTGAAAATTGTTTCAACGAAGATGACGTCGATCAGTCGCCTTCAGCTTCGTCGTTCGCTTCAAGCGCTGCGATCAGATCAGCTTTCTTCTTGCCGTCAGGCACGATCTGATCTTCTTCGTCAAGCAGTTCGTTGCGTGCGTCGATTTCAGCGTTCAGTTCTTTAACGGTCAGTTCGTCGTAGCTTTCGATTTCTTCGCCGCCTTCGTCTTCGTCTTCGTCTTCGTCGACACGAACGACTTCGATGCCTTCTTCGACGTCTTGCGTGACGCGCGACGGTTCTGACGGTTCTGACGGCGTGCCTTCGCTGCGCGCGTCGCGAGTGTTTTCCGTGTCCGTCTGTGCGGGTTTCACGTTGCGCGCTTCAGCGTCGACCCATTGCTTGAATTCGTATCGCGAATCTTCGCGAACGCAGTCGTATTCGCTTTCGGTCAGCGTGATTGTGTCGCCGGTCTTGACGGTTCCGAATCGTCCGATGCGATCATCGGCCCCTTTGTAAACGACTTGTGCGTATTTCATGAGAATGCAGAAGAATTGAATGCAGTGCTTTCAGTGTGCGACGTTTCGAAGACGTGTCCAGAAAAAAGTTTAGAAGACGACTTCACCGCCGTCATCGTCATCGATCGACTGAACGACGTCTGTCTTCGCGACGATTTCATAACCGTGTCGCTGAAGACGACGTGCGACTTCATCTTCGATCGTAGGGTTCGACGGCGACTGATCTGCGTCTTCGACGAACGCTTCGACTGTGCGCTTCTTCTGTTCGATGAATTCTTCAAGCATCGACAGATCGTCTTGCAGTTCATCTTTCAATTCATCAGTCGCGCTGACTTTGAACAGATCATCGTCTGTGTCATCAAGCGTGATGATGAAGCCTTCAGTGTCGTTTCGTAGTGTGATCATTCTGCTTGTCTTGCTGCTGTGACGATCGCGTCGTCGACGTATTGATTGCGAAGGTTCCCAAGCACGAACTTGAAGAATTCGGGATCACTACGCGCGAAGCCGATCGGATCACTATACAGCATTTCTGTTCCGATCGTCATCAGTTCTTGTGACTGCCATCGCTGCGCGTTGTAGTCGGGCAGTTCTTTCCCGATCATGTGTGACCCGCCGCGATTCAGTTTCGCCGCATAGTGCGCTTTCGATTCGTCAGCAAGTTTCAGCAGCGGCTTGCCGTTCGCAGCAAGCGCGATTTCGTCCATGCCGAAGCGCTTGCCCGTCAAAGAAGACAGACGCAGATACGAAGCGCCGCCTGCTTGTTCTGCACGCTTGCGCAAGAAGTCGAAGCTGCGCTTCACAAGATCAGGGTTCGCATACTCGACAGCGTGCATCAGTTCGTGAACCATCGTCTTCGGCCCCGCTGTCTTTCGCAGCGCGACTTTTCCGACAGTGCCCGTGAAGTCAGTCGTTCTGTTCGCTGTGCTGTCGACTTGAAAGTATGCACGCCCTTTGACTGCTGTGATCTTCACTTCGTTGAAGCGAACTGTGTGTCGCGCTGAAATGCGATCGATGAAATCTTTCGCATCGTTCATCATTTCACGAAAGATCGGCGTCAGCGTCTTGTCGCCCGTGCGCAGCGGCGTCTTCACTGCTTTCCAGTCGCCGACATCTGCTTCGTCAAGACCTTCGAATAGCAGTTCGTGAAGATCAGCCTGTGCTGTCTCGACTTTGCGCTGCGCTGCAAGCACTGCTTCGCGACTGCTGTTCCATTCATCGACGAAGTCGTTCTGAAGCTTCGCTTGTTCTTGTCGCAGTTGATTGTATCCGTCGATGTCGCCGTTGCGTCGACGATCCATCGCTTCTTGATTGATGCGCATTCGACGCTTCTGAATGTCGCCCTGTTTCGCTGCGACTTGATCGAACGTGTCTTCAGCCATGCGAAGCGTCATCTGCGCGTTCTTCACGCGCTTCGCGACTTTCGATTCATTCGCAAGAACAGATGCGTGAATGTCATCGACTTTGCGCGCGACATCGAACTGCTTCTGCTGCGCGATCTGTTCTTCAGTCAGTTCTTCTGCGATGTCGCCGACTTCTTCGATCACGCCGCTGCCAGACGTCGGCTTCGGCTTCGGCTTGTTTCGTGCGGGCGCGGGCGGTCTGACACTTGGCGCGGGCGTCGGATTCGACGGCGTCGGTCGCTGCGGTGGCGGCGTGCGCGACGGCAAGTCTTCACGCGGTTCACGAAAGCGCGACGACACGATCGTTCCCGTGTGATTCGGATGAAACGTAAGCTGACCCGCGTCTTCGATCGGCACGTCTTGAATGTTGCAAGTCGGCACGCCCTTGTAGACGGGCGAATTCTTTTCGATCGCACGACAGCCGACGACGCTGATGTGCGTGACGACATTCTGTGATTGCAGAGTCATGATCGTCGCGCGATCTGCTGCGCGCCCCATTTCAGTTCGCGCGATTGTCGGGATGCGATTCGACGCGATCTGCGGGAATCGCTTTCGCAGTCGCTTCACTGTTTCGACGATCGTCAGTCGATCATCGATCGCACGCTGTATTTCGCGCTGAAGACGCGCACGTGTCGTGTCAGTGATGTTCGTGACTTGCTGCGCGATGTATTCAGACTTCGGCTTCAGTCGTCTGATTTCAGTCTTCGACGGGCGTCGACCGTCGAACATAGATGTGACTTCGTCTTGCAGTCCTGTTGTGACGTCTTCGACAACAGGCGTCACAGCGACAGTCGCTTCGATGCCTAGTTCACGAAGCGCGCGATCGATTGCTTGCCCCCACAATGCAGTGTCACCCATCGGGTTGACGTTCACTGTCGCTTTCGCATCTTTGCCGCCGTCGCGACGATGCGCGTTCATCGCGTCACGCACGATGCGATCAAGCATGTCTTCGAACAGCTTTTGCCAGATGCGCTTGTAGCGACGAATGCCGCGCTGCTTCCAGCGTTGCTGTGCTAACGTCAGATCGCGAAGCAGACGAAGACCTGCTTCTGATCTGAAGTTCTCGCTGTTCCAGCCTTCGGGCGGATAGTATGAAGGCACGCGCGCCATGTGCAGACGCTACGATGAAACGCTATTCGTTTCCAGCGCTTTCGTGATCGTGACTGCGCTGTTCATCAAGCAGCTTCTTCAGACCTTCAAGTTCGTAAGTCTGACGAATCGGATGATCAAGTTCGTCTTCGTGATCGACGATTTCTTCCCACGTCTTCTGAATGCGTTCGTCGTTGCGTGCTTCTTTCACTTCTGCTTCTGTCATTCGATCACGAAGCGGCAAGAATTCAGTATCGATGAAACGATCGAACTGTGTCGTCGGCAGGTATTCGTGATCGATGCGTTCGACGTTCGCTGTGTTCTCGTTGATTTCGTCTTCGACAGTAGCGACGCGCAGATCGATCGTTTCATTCACGTGATCGATGTGTGCGCGTTCAAGCTTGCTGATCGATTCGATCTTCGCAGATGACTGCTTGTCGCCGCTGTTCACTGCGAACAAGACGACTGCGCCGCCGATCGTCGTGATCGAAAGACCGAGTCCAGCAAGCGTCAGAAACGCGCCGATTCCCCATGTGACATACGACACTGGGATCATTCCCTTCGTCGCTTCGCCGCCAGCAGTACGTGCAAGAAGACGATCAAGTTTTTCGCTTTGCGCAGTCTGACCTTGCGTCAGCATGTTCACTTGTTGCTGTGTCGATGCTGCAACAGTCGAAAGATCACCGACTGACTTCGTCAGATTCTTGACGTCGACTTCAAGTTCGCCGACGCGTTTCCCTAGCTGCTGCGTCGTCACTTTAGTTTCTGATTGTTGCGCGTCTGACATGATAGTCTGAAATGCAGCGTTTATCAATCGTCGTCAAGATCGATGTGACGTGAATGATCGTGCGTCGCGTAGTCGGGCGCAACGGGCAATCCCGCTTGAAGCATTCGCAGACCTAGTTCATCAGGCGGCGTCGTGCCAGCCATGTCAAGCGGCACACGATTCTGATCGACGAAGAACTGATCAAGCGACGGATCGTCGACAGGCTGCAAGCCCATCTTTTCCCTGATTTCGTTCATCGTCATGCCGCCGTGTTTGATCAGACCTTCGTGATCTTTCCAGACCTGTTCGACGTCGATCAGACCCGACAGTTCGTATTCGATGCGCTGACGTTCATCGAACAGCTTCACGAATTCGCCCGACCCGTTCAGCTTGCCGACAAGCAAGTCGAGAAGCGGCACGATTTCGAATCGTCTGAAGTTGATTTCGTCTTGTCTCGCTGTCGCGTAGTTCGCAGCTTTCTGAACGCCTGCGATCGAAAGCGGGACACCGTGATTGATGAAGATTTGTTCGATGCTCCACTTCTCGTTTTCGATCGACGACATTTCTTGCTGTGTCAGACCAAGTCGCGTGTATTCCCATTCGCCAGTGACGAACGCAGTCTTGCCCGCGTTCTTGCGCCCGCCGTATTCGTCTTGCCACCAGTCTTTCAGCTTGCCCCATTCTTCTTCAGCCATGTCGTCAAGCGTCGCGGGCGTTTCTTCGCTGCCCTTGTATGTCATGATGCCTGACGGCATAGCGCCGTGCTTCAAGAACGCTTCTTCGTAGCTGCCGCGATTGATGAAATTGTTGAACAGCGTCTGCGACGGTTCGACGTCACCCATGCCGAAGTGCAAGTTCATCGGGTGCGGTCGCTTGAAGTGAATGATTTCTTCGGGCGCGAATTCAAGTTCTTCGCCGTTGATCTTGTATAGATACTTCGCGATCTTGTCAGTGCGATGCGGGATCACTGTCACAAGATGCGGCAGAAGCGGATAGATCGCGCGCGGTCGATCAGCGCCATCAAGTTCGTCTTTCAGCCAGTATGCGTTGCCCGTCAGCTTCAAGTGAAAGACCCACAGATACAGAAGTTCTTCCCACGAATCGAATCGATTCGGCATCGACATCAGCCCGTTCACGGGCGTTCCCGTCAGCGCTTCGTCTTCGCCTTCGCGCACGACTTTGAATTTAGTCGACAGCAAGATGTTCGCCGTCAAGTGACACGCGCGAAATGAAGCCCACACGTTCTTGCTGCCAGCAAGCAAGAACGATCGATAGTCAGTGAACTTGTGAATCGGCACGCCAACACGCTGTTCGATGAACTGACGTTCTTTCTGAACAGCTTGAAGTGCAGCGCGACCGCGAAGCGGTGATCGTGTATCTAAGGTCAGAAGCTTCATGGGCACGAATCAGTCGTGCCACGTTTCAGCGCTTCTGTCCAGCAGCGATTGCGTTTGAAACTTTTTTCAAACGACGTCGCTTCGCTTCTCTGAACTTGCGAAGCAGAAGCCAGCCGTAGATGCCGCTGCCGAGCATCAGCAGACGTTCAGCGCGTGCGTGAAGCTTCACTGCGCTGTTCAGATACGATCGAACGACAAGCGCGCCCACGATCATGTGGGCGACGCCTGCCGCGATCAAGATGCAGACGTTGATCAGCATCACATTTCTTCGTCGTATCCGACAGGCAGACGCTGATCGTCATCTTCGCCTTCGTCGTCTTCTTCTTTCAGAAACTTCGTCGGCGCTGTCTTCTTCGCGAACGTGCCGTCAGAACTGCGCGCTTGCTTCTTCTTCGGCGCTGACTTGCGCTTCGTTCTGCGACGACGCACGACGGGCTTGCCGTCATCTTCATCGTCGTCTTCGAAATCAAGATCGTCTTCAGACGACTGTTCGAAGCGTTCGATCGTGTCGCGCAGCAGTCGACTTTCAGTCGTCAGCGACGCAAGTTCGTTCTGCGATTCTTCGATCAGCTTGCGCAGTTCGTCTTTGCGTTCTTCGCACTTCGTCAGTCTGCCTTTCGCAGTCTTGATGATGTTGAACGTGCCCTGACTGTATGACGATTTGATCGGCGCACGCACAGCTTCTTCGACAGTGATCGGTTCAGTGTCGCCACGCTTCGCGATCTGTGCAGACAGATGACGATTGCCAGCGTCAGGCATCTTCACGACGACGTCGTCTTCTTCGATCGCATTCGATTCGCAGACAAGACCGTCAGGCGTGTTGATGACGATCGCGTGATTCACAGGGCACTTGTAGCGACTGAAGCCGTCGTCGCCGACGATCAGCGTCACTTCATCGTGAACTTCGTTGCACGCAGGACACGCTTCAGTGAACTTGCCGCGCATCGTCGTCGTCTTGCTATGATTCGCTGACGCTGTGATGTCGATGCCTGCTGCGCGCGCTGCGCGACTCTGATCGTCGTTCATGATTTCGCCAAGACCCTTGCCGAGTCCCTTGCCGCGATTGCGAAGAAACGCGGGAACGTCTTCGTCTTGCTGCATGTGATCGGGAAGATCAGCGAAGCGCTTCCCGATTTCTTCTTCGATTTCTGCTTTTTCAGCCATGTCGTTTTCTTTGTTCTGTTGTTGTGCTGCTGTTATTGCGCCGCAGCTTCGCGCAGATGAACTTTTCGTTCGTCGACGATGATCACGTCTTGATGACGATCGATCTTCATGTGCGTGCCGACGTGAAGCGAGACGAACGCACGATCGCCGACTTCGAAGTCTTCGCATTCATCGCTGACGGCGACGACTTCACCCCACACGTTCGTCACGTGCGACTGTTCGGGCAGATGAATGCCGCCCGCTGATTGTGTTTCCCGATCATCCATCTTGACGATGATGTTGCGATTGATCGGCTTGATTGCTTTTGCTTTTGTCATGTTCATGATTTCAGAATCTTGTCGAAGTCGATGACTGCTGATGTGCGTGACTGCGTGTCGATGATCGCTTCGACTTCGGGCGTCACGATCACGCCCCATTCGACGCAGTGTGCTGCTGTCGACATGTGACTGTTGATCCAGTAGCGACCGATGTGTTCGCGCTTCTGCTGTTTGACTGTAGCGCCGCGACGCGTGTCTGTCTTCAAATCTTTGAAGCCGAAGTCTTTCGTCTTGTGTTCGACTTTCACGATCGGGTTCTGCTTGAATCGCTGCATCGCTTCAGTCGCTTCTTTCAGCGTCATGCCTGACGCGTCGAACGCAGCAGCGACATTCGTCATCGCATCAGTGATCTTGTCGATCGACGACTTCAGAGTCTTCGCACGATTCGTCTTCGCGTCAACGCGATTCGAAGTCTGCGGTCCAGTCGGCATCGCATACAGATTGAACTTCATGCCGTTGAATTCGATGCGATCTTTGATGCTGTTGATGACTTTGACTTTTTTCATGATGTGATGTGGTTTGATGTTTTTGTTCGGCGCTGTTCTCGCGCTGTGTTTAGATAATCGCAGATTTTTGTTCATGCGCAAGGGCTTCAACCCATGTTGTCAAATAAAAATGGTATGTCAAATCGTGCGCACGATTTGACGAACAAACGAACAAGCGATCACGCGTGTTTCGGGATCGCTTTCTTCGTCAGCATTTCACGCGCGATCGAAACGGCGTCGACCATGTCATCGTGATCGCCGTCAGGGAACGACTGAAGCTGATCGACGAAATCTTTGTTCCATGCGCCGCGCACGATGTAGACGCGACCGTCGTCGATCCAGTTCATCCACGGCAGCGCACGCGTCAGCTTGTCGATGTTCTTCGGCGGGTTCTTCTTGCGCACGCGACAGAAGCCGCGCAGACAGTCGCGCACTTCGCTGAAGCCGATTGCGAAGCCGCTGACGCCCTCGACACCGATCTGAAGCACAGCGTTGTCTTCGAATGCTTCATCTTCAGTCAGCATGTCTTCGGGCTTGATGCGCGCGACGTGACGCAGTCGATCAAGCTGATCTTCATCAAGATCGTCAGCGCAGATGCCGCGATCACGAAGCGCGATGCGAATGATCTGACGCTTCAGCTTCGGCCACGCAAGACGCTTGTTGAACATGTCGAAGATGTAGAACGATTTCGACTCTGCGTGCCATGCGCACTTCGCGCCTGCTGACGGATCGTTCATCGACTTTTCTGTTGTCGCTATGTCCCAGCCGCGCGCCCACGTCAGCCCAGTAACGGGCACTTCATCAGCGTCGATGTAGTTCAGACGTGACAGATCGACTTGATCAGCAGACTGCGACTGCGGTCGACCTTGAAACAAGCTGTTCCATTCGTATGACGGCATCGACGCGCGCTTGCCCTTCAAAAAGCTTTCGTCACGTCCCATCATCGGACACAGCGCTTCGCCGAATTCTCTGCCAAGCGGATCGTTTTCTTCATCGTCGCACAGCGCAGGGAAGTTCAAGTGTTCATACAGTTCAGCGACTTCACCTGACGCTTCGACGTCTTTCACATATTCGTCGCTGTGCAGATAGCCGCACAAGTCTTCGGGATGCCAGCGCGTGCCTAGAAGCCAGACGATCGCGTTCGGCGACAGTCGCTGAAGACAGTCGGACAAGAACCATTTTCTGACTTTCGCACGCATCGTCTTTCGTTCGACTGCTTCACGATTCGGATACAAGTCATCGCCGATGAACCAGTCGACACGTCGACCGACAAGCGATCGACCGCGCGACACTGAACGCATTCGACTGCCGTTCGTGACGCTCCAGTTCACGATTCGATTGATGTTCTGTTCTATTTCAAGATCAGGGAAAACGAGACGATACCACGGATGCATTGCGATCGACTTCGCTTCTGTCGACAGTTCTTCGACAAGCGGGAAGTCCCATGCAGCAAGACCGATCTGAATGCCGGGGAATCGACCCATCGCCCACGGCACTGCTGTCTTCACGATCGCGTCAGACTTGCCGTGCTGCGGCGGCGCTGACGTCGTCTGTCTGTTGCTGTCGACGTGTTCAAGCACGCGCTGAACTTTGTTGCAGATGACGTCTTGAAAGTCGCCGACGATCTTCGGGTTGTCGGGTCGCAACGCGAACAGCGAGTAGAACGCAAGATAGTTTCTGCGCGCTTTCTCGACAAGTGTGCGAAACGCGCTGCCGTAGAATTCTTCGATTTCGTCGTCGTCCATGCAGCGGCAAGATACTGTCGACGATGACAGTTCGTCCAGACGAAATCTGCGCGCTGATGAAGACAGCGCACACGTGCGCACTACAGCGCACTATGTAGTCGAAACTTTTTTCAGACGATCTGCGTTGCGTGTCCGTTCGTGACGTGAAACAAGCCCGAATGAATCATTCGATCAGCGTTCGCTTCGATGTAGCCGACGACTGCTTCGCGAGAATAGAAGCGCATCGGATGTCCGTGTCGCGTCATGATGATCACGTCGCCTTGCGGCAGACCGATGCCGACAAAGTGAAGTTGCGTCTGCTGCTACACTGGCGCAGAATGATGCTTCACGACTTCTGCTTCGCGTTCGAAGCGATGTGTGAAGCCGCCGTTGTCTGCGAACTGTTTCATGAACGTCGCGACTTGCGTGAAGAAGACTTCTGCTTCAGTGCCGTCAGCGACTGATGCTGCTTCTTCGATTCTGTAGTTCAGATCGTATTCTTCTGTCATTTCTTCGCTGTGTTGTTGTTGTTGAAAAAATTTTCAATCGACGACGCTTCGAAGCATCGCTTCTTCTTTCAGATTCTTCAGTCGCTTCACTTCGTCTTCAGCGCGCTTGATGCGTGCGTCAAGCTGACGACTGATTTCTTCTTTCGACACGTGCAGCACATTCGACGGGTGCGCATTCAAGTGTCGTTCCCACACGTCGACAAGATCGATGTCTACATTCATCAGTCTACGTCGTCAGGCTTCAGCGCGACTTCACTGTTCGTGAATCGAATCAATTCGCTGTCAGTGTCTTCGTTCAAGATGTATTCGTCAGCGTAGCCGTGCGCTGACTTCGGCACGCCGATCGCTTGAAGCGAGTCGTCGACATCTTTGATGCGCTTCTTGATGTCTTCGAACGACGCGCGACTGATGCGCAAGATCGTGAAAGTCGATGTGTTCATTCTTGTTCTTCTTCGTCAGAAGAACTGTCGTCGCTTTTCAGCACACGTGCAAGCATCGTCGCAAGCTGTGTCGGGTCGCACTTCTCTGCGACTTCTTCAAGCGTCGGCGACTTGACTTCAATCGGCCCGCCGTCTGCGCCTGTCAGTTCAAGTCTGTCGCGACCGTAGCCACGTTCGGGTGCGCGTGAAGCGAGCCACTTCGAAGCAGCGCTGTGATTGCCTTTGTCAGCTTGCGCAGCGATGCCTTTCAGTTCGATCATGTCTTTCACTTCTTCGATCGTGTCTTCGTATTTCTCGCGGAAGCGATCGTGATGTTCCAGCCAGTAATAGACAGTGCGTCGCGGCACTTTCGCGCGCTTCGCTGCAAGTGCGATCATGCCGCGCGATTCAAGAAGCTGCTTCAAGAACGCATTCTGCTTCTGAAGACGACTGCGTTCTTCTTGTTCAGCTTCGCGCTGTGCTTTGCGCGCGTCTTTGCCGCGCTTGCCTGTCAGCAGTATCTTTCTTCCCTTCATGACTTGTTCTTCTTGCCGATGTATTCGAACGAATACGTCAAGCGCTGTTGCGAACCTGCTGCTGCGTGAATCTTCGCGTTCTTCGATCCTTTCGCTACGTGCGACGCGCGACGAATGCACTTCCAGTCGGGCGACTTCAGACGATAGTGAATCATCGCAGAGTGCGACGTGACTGAAGTGTATCGCCAGCCTTTCTGCACAAGATGATTCGCGAGCCAGTCAGACAGTTTGACGCCGAGTCCCATTCCCTGAAAGTCGGGCATGACGACTGTGCGATGACCGCGCATCAAGTTCTTCGCGTGCTGATGCGGCTGTCTGACGTATGCAAGAAATGCGACGGGCGTTTCTTCATCGCAGTCGACGATTACGCAGTCAGCTTCGACGAAGCCGTCATCGATCAGAATCTTCTTTCGAAGATGACCGCTGATCAGCATTCCGTTGCGTTCGTTGAACACGATCGGGTCGAAGTATTGGTCAGCGAGTGAAACGCGCAGCGCTTCCCATTCGTCACTGCCTTTCTTCGGATGCTTGCGCGGATTCTTCGAGTGCGCCTTCAGCGTTCGCAGCTTGCGTCGTTCTACGCGAAGCGCAGCGATCTTCTTGCTGTCATCTGCGTCTTCAGTTTCGATCGACACGCTGCGTGATCGCTTCTTCGATTGCGTCGTTGCCATAGCGGTCAGCACGATAATCGATCACGCTGAAGATGTCCACTGTTCGTGTGCAGCGTGCTGGCTGCGTGCCTGCCGTCGCCTGCTGCGTTGTGACGGGGATCGACGCGTGATCACACTGCTGATCGTTTTCGCGCGCTGTGTGCAGATTCTGTGTGCAGTGCTGAAAAGTGAAACGCGCCGCCCCCGATGATGGAGACGACGCGCTTCGTGTTTGACGGGACATCACCCCCGTCGCATCACATCAGATTGAAATCTAGTCGACAGTCTTCAGCTTGTAAACTGACAAGAAGCGATCGATCGGCAGACGTTCATCTTGAAACAAGCAGTTCTTGCCGTCGAACTTGTAGCGAACCCAGTCGTCACGCACGTCGATCACTGTGACTGTCCACTGTCGCTGCGGCGACACATACCACGGCGAACCGTCTTCGTCGCCACTGATCCACGTTTCGCCCGCTTTCGGGATTCGTCGCTTCGCTTCGCTTCGACTGCGTCGCACATAGTCGACGACCGCGATGACAGCGATCAGCAACAGCGTTGCGAACGTCAGCACTGCTGACACGATGATGATTGCTTCTGTGTTCATAGTCCTTCGATCTGCTGTGCGTGCTTGATCGCGCGTGTGCTTGTCGAATCAAGCGGGTTCCCTGTCGCGCGATACTCTGCTTCGTTCTTCTCGCCGAAGTCTGCACCCTGTTCGAATGCGTGAATGACTGCGCCGCCGATCTGTTCTTCAAGCATGTCGATTCTGCCGCGAAGTGCAGCAATGCGATGCTTTCTGATCTTGATCGCGTCGCGATACGCTTTGCGCGCACGCATTCGCTGACACGCTGTCATGAAGATGCGCTGTGCTTTCTGCGCTTCGATCGCCTTCAGTTGAAGTTCAAGCGCGCGAATGTCTGCGCGCACTGCTTGAAGCTGTGCTTTCAGTTCGTTGTTCATGATTCGTTTCATTCGTTCAGTGCTTTGATTGACTGCTTCGACGATTCGTCGGGCGTGACTTCCCACGGGTTCACGATGTTCAGTTCGTCACAGATAGCTGCGATCATCTGTTCGTCGCCTGACGACAGTCGATGAATGATCTGCCAGCATTCTTCAAGTGCTTCGATCGCGTCGCCAAGATTGTCGATCGTGTCGACAGTGAAGCGTTCGTCTTCTCCGACTAGGTGATTGAATGATCCAGCCATGTCTTCAGTCTTCGGTCGATTTTCCGTGCAGCATGTCGCGCAGAGTCTGTGACAAGCTGCGCCACGACATCTGACGATCTCCACCTTCGACAAGTGTGCCGTCCATGATTTCGATGAAGCGCACGATGTCAGCGTGTCGCACTTCAAGCGTCGCTGCGTGATCACGAAGTTCATCAAGTTCTTCAAGCATCCCGCAGACGTGTGCGACGCTGTCGCGATCGACGTTCGTGAAGTTGCCTGTTGTGCGCACTTGCATCGGATTGCCTGCGCGCTTCGTCAGTTCGTGAAGCGCGTGCTTCGCGTCTTCAATGTCAGTTTCGAATTCAGCGTGTTCGATCACGCGACTGACTTCGTCGCGCAGTTCGATCGCTTCGTGTGATGTGTCGTTGTTCATGATTTGAAAATTGTTTCAACGTGATCAGTTCAGTGTTCGCGCTTCACGCTGTAGAATCCGCTTTCTTCTGTCAGCGTTTCGCCAAGATCGAAGCCGACTTCAGCGCGACATTCGTGCGCACGCTTGCCAAGATACGCGCGCATGTTGTGAATTTCCTTCCACTGTTCGTCGCCAAGCTGATCAGCGGGAATCAGATACTGCGGTCTGCCGAGTCTGCCCTTTCGCGAGACAGTGAACTTGCAGATGTCGCCAAGATCAGACGACGTCAGAAGAAGATGCATGGGAAGTGTCATGATGATGATGCGTGTGTATTGATGTTCAGTTCTTCGGCAACGCGTTCGCGATGCGCGTCAGCTTGTCGATGTTCGTGACGTAGCAAGCGAAGCCGTCTTTGATGCGTCTGCGATGAAGACAGTCAAGCGACTTCACGGTTGCGACGTTGCTGTGAACCAGAATCGTGTGAAGACCGCCAGCGCGATCTTTCCAGTGATGCGTCTTCGCAGACGTGCCGACAACGCACATTTCGCCGTTGTGCATGACGTGCTTCAGCAGATCGACCGCAAGCTTGATCTGCGCACGCGTGAAGCGTTCTTCGTCTTCGACGTCAGTCGCAGTTTCGATCGCTGCTTCAAGCTGTGTCGCGAACAGTCGAAGCTGTTCAGCAGTCTGCGCGATGTCGCGCTTGTGCTTCGCTTTGAAGATGCGCTTGCCGCACGCGTGCGACGTTTCGATCTTCTTGTTCAGATATTCGACGCAGTTCGTCGCGCCTTGCAGCACGTCGCTGCTGTCGTTCAGTCTTTTCAGTTTCATGATGATGTGATGTTCGATGTTGAAAGCGCGCGCAGTGTTCGTTCTGCGCGCGCTGTGTTGATTCTTATGCGCGGAATTCGATCACGTCTTGTTCGAACTTCTGAAGCGAGTCAGTCAGCGCGTTCAGCTTCTGCTGTGCTTTCTCTGCTTCTTGACGTGCGATTTCGATTTCAGCTTTCGCTTCGACGATCGCGCGAAGCTTTTCAGCGTGATCAGCGATCACGTCAGCGGGCGCACCGTTCGCAGCGTCTTTCGCGATCTGATCGCGCAGAAGCTGTTCGACGTCTGCTTCTTTGTCAGCAGCAGTGAAGTCGTGTTCGACGACGTTGCTGTCGTCATCGTCGTTCTGCTGAATCGCAGCGACTTCTTCAGCGCGCTTCGCGTCTTCAGCTTCATGCTTCATGCGAAGCAGTTCGTCAGCTTCGATGCGTGCGCGCTGTTCAAGCACGTCAAGTGCCATCGACTTCACAGCGCTGTTGAAGTTCGCTTCGTTGTTGATGTCGCAGTAGCACTGACAACCGAAGCCAGTCGCGCCGTCGACGCTGACGCTGCAAGTGTAGTGATCGGTGCGCCACATGAAGCAGTCAGCAACGCCGTCGATCTTCGTGCCGTGATCTTCGACTTCTTTGTTGCGAAGCGCAGCAGCGATCAGCGGGCGAAGATCAGCAGTCAGTGCATCTTCGACTTCGTCAGTCATGCGCACGTAGACGAAAGTGTTGCCGCCCGACAGAATTTCGTGCGTGATTTCGCAGCGATGAATGCGTTCGAACTTCGAAGCGAATTCGCGAATGTCCAGCACGTCGTCGAAGCTGACGTTCGTGTCGCGAATCGTGAACGTCAGCGTGCCGTGACGTTCTGCGCGAAGACTGACTTGGCGGGCGTTGAAGCCAAGTTCTGCTTTCAGTTGCTGGCGGATTTCTTTGGGATCGTTCATGATGTGATGATGTTTGATGTGATGCGCTTGCTGCGCTGCGTCACTATAAAACAGCAGTTTCTTGTTCTGCGCAAGAACAAATCGGACGATTTTTGAAAAAATTTTCAACGCTGATCACAGCGTCAGCGTGCGTGATCTTCGCTTCTGCTTCGCATCGTCTGCGTCACCGCACGACGTCAGCAGCTTCGACGTGTCAGCTTGCGGTCGATCGACGTCGTCTTTCTCCCATTCACCGCGATTCGGATGAAACGACGCAGCAGCGTTGATCGTGTCGAACGTCACAGCAGCGTCAGCAGATGCGATCAGCTTCTGCGCATCATCTGCGCTGACTTTCTGTTCGACGGCATCGAAGTCGCCGCTGCGTTCGTGCCATCGCGTTTCGATTCCCAGTGACTTGCAGATTTCGTCGGGGAGTGCTGCGCACACTTCTTCGCTGTATTTGATTCTCATGCTTCGCTGTTGTTGATGTGAAATGAAAGTTCGCGCTTCTTTGTTTCGTCGTCAACGACGATGTGCGACGACACGATCTGCGACTGCTGCGTCGTAGTCTTGAAGAAGCGAGTCGATCGCAGTGCCGTCAGCCATTTCGTCGACTGTGAACTGTGCGTGTGCCATGCGACGCAAGAACGGCAGCTTCTGTTCTGCTGTGCGCAGCTTCAGTTCTTCTTCGAACAGCTTCGTCGTCTCGCTTGCGTAGTGACAGATCGATTCATCGCCGCTGATGACGGGCACGCCCGCAAGCGTTGCTTCGTAGAACGTCGTCGAATTGATCGTGACGATGCAGCGCGCATCAAGCAGCGCGTCGATCAGTCTGACTTCTGTGCCGCTTTGATCTTCGACGAAGTCAGGCATGTCGAATCGCTGCGGTGCGCGCGGGTGACGACGCATGATGATCTTCGACTTCGGCATTCTTCGAAACATTCTGAACGCTGCGTCGATGTAGGCGTGATTCAGTTCAACGTGCGACATGTTGTGCTGTGTGTCTTTCTGAACTTGCCCGATGATCAACACGTCGCCTGTCGGAAGATCACGATCGTCGACGACGTTTAGATCAAGCGAATCGAATCTGCTTCTGTCATTCTCGCGATACTTCGGCGGCACGTAGCCGATGCGATTCCAGCCGACTTGATAGTATCGATCGCGTCGTGTGTCTGCTGCGCCGCTGCCGCGCTTCATGTAGCCAAGATCGACGACGATGAACGGCTTGTGCTGAATCGTCAGCACGCGTCGAAGTTCATCATGCTTCGGGTTCATGCCGTTGAACACGACGACATCGAATTCGTCGAACAGATCGAAATGATCAGTCCATGTGATGACTGCGTGACTGTCGCCGCGACGCGCGATGCCGTGCTTCAGTGCTTCAGTGTAGTGCTTGCCGTGATCGAATGTGAATGCGAACTTCATGAATGGCGAAAGATACACCGAAACATCTTGGCGGTCATCAGAACATCACGCACACAGATCAAGGTGCGCTTGAATTCATGCGCGACGATCTGAACTGCAAGTCGATGATCGATGTCGGGTGCGACCCCGGCGGTCAGGTTCGTCTTGCACGCGAACTGAAGATCGATGCAGTCGGCGTCGACGGTGACGTGAACTGCAAGCCCGACGTTCTGCACGACTTCACGAAAGGCGTCTGCACTGACGATGTGATCTTTCGACACTTCGACTTCGTGTGGTCCGTCGAATTCTTGGAACACGTCGAAGCGAAGTTCTTGCCGAACGTGATCAGTCTGATGACTGTCGTGACGCCGCAGTATCTTGTGATCAGTGCAGCGCCGCCGAAAAAGCGCGGTCATCATCACGTGAACTGTCAGCCGTCGACATACTGGATCGAACTGTTCGCGAACTTCGGCTTCGCACTTGATCAAGCACTGACGATGCGACTGCGCGGCGCTTCGACGATGAAGCGTGAATTCATTCGTGCGCGCGGTCTTGTCTTCTCGCGCAAGTGATCACTGCGCGTGCTTGTAGTGCAGCGCATACAGTCGCGGAAGAAACGGGCGATAGAACGGGTCGCCCTTCTTCCCAGCAATACCAGCGCGAAGCACCCAGCGCTTCTGATCTGCTGTCAGCTTCGGCAGTTTTTCAAGCCCTGACAGTTCGCGTTCGATCTTCTTGAACAGAAGTCTGCGCGACTCTGCGAACGATGCGCTGCTGCTTGTCTGCTGACGCTGTGCTTCGATCTGCTGCGTGATCTGTCGCAGTGCGTTCGCTTCATCACTGCTGAAGTTCTGCGCGTGCAGAGAAGCACACAGCGCGAAGATGATGATCGTGATTCGTGTTGCAGTTTTCATGTCGTCGAAAAGGTAACACGAAAAAAGCGCACCGTCACCGATGCGCCTCTTCGTTGCTGTGTTGTTTTGAAAAAATTTTCAACGACGAATCAGCGTGTGATGATGATTCTGTCGCCGTCTTTCACAAGCTTGAACAGACGATTCATCGCAGCGGGCGTGTGCGGGCAGATGCAGCCCGACGTGCCGTTCAGCGAACCGTAGTGCTTGTGAACAAGAATGCCGCGCGCGTTGCCCTGATAGCCTGACAAGCGCAAGATTTTTCCGAAGCGATGTTCGTCGTCTTTCGTGATCGTGTAGCTGCCTGTCGGCGTCTTTCCCGATCCGATCTTGAAGCCGATACCGTTCGCAGCAGTCTGAACGGGAGTCGTGAAGACGGGAAGCGGGCCTTTGAAGACAGTCAGTCGACCTTCACTGATGTCGACTTTGATCGTCGCTGCTTCAGTGTTGAGTGCGACAGCGACAAGCGGGATGAATAGAAGTGATTTCATGACAGCTTCTTGAACGATCAGCGTGCGCGACTTCTTAGCGCTTGCCGCCGAAATAGCTGACAGCGTTTCGTTCAGCGACAAGCAGCAGATTCAGATTCGTCTTCATGCCGTCGTCGTCATTGAAGATGACTTCAGCGAGCCAGCGACCGTATTTTCCCGTCTTGCCTTTGTGCGACTTCAACAGCACTTGCTTGTTCAGAATTCGTTCGCGCACGATGTCGCGCACGCGCAGACCTTCTTCACGTTCTTCACCGCGCAATTCGGGCGTGTCGATGCCGAACAGTCTAAACTTGATGCGCGCAGTGATGTGAAAGCCTAGATCGACGTCGCAAGTGATCGTGTCGCCATCGTAGACATCGATCACCTTCGCTTCGTATTCGTAGGCGGGATTCATCGCTGCGCGATCAGATAGCCTGCAAGTGACGCTGTGACTTTCGCTGTGCCTGTGTCGACTGCGACATTCAGATCGATGACACTGCCTTCGACAAGTGCGGGATACGCGACAACAGGCAGCAAGAATTCAGCTTCTTTCGTGTGAACGTCGAACGCTTCCAGCCACAGTCCAGTCGCGGGCACGTATTGCTTGAAGTTGAAGTTCCGTGTCTTCGATGAATCCCCGATCGATGTGAAAATTTGTGACACGACGAAGATGTGATCTTTCGGCACGAACAGAACTGCGATCGCGCTGATGTTCGTTCCGATTTCGATTGAACCGTAGAACGTAGCAGGGACACCAGCAGTGACAGTGCCGCTTCTCGCGTAGATGACGCCTTCGTTCGAACCCGTCGCGCCTGCTGACGTGACTGTGATCTTCGTGACGCACTTGAACGTGTTCGTCGTAGTGACTGCTGTCTGACCGTTCAGCGTGACAGCTTCACTGATTTCGATCATGTCAGAGTCGACACCTTGCACAAGCACAGTGCGTGCGCCGCTGCCTGCTGAAGTGTCGTTCGCGCTGCTGCTGCTGATCTTGATCTGCGCGAATCGCTACATGCGGCGGAACATCATCGATTTTGAAACGTGGCATGTTTCAAGTCTGCGACGAATCACGCAGCGTGTCCAGTGATCTGTTTGAACGTGTCGTCAAGATTCTGATCAGCGAACCAGTCGCCGTGACCGAAGTCTTCGAACGTGACGCGCACGTCATCAAGTCTGACGTTCTGCGGCCCGTCTTTGCCAAGTGAACCGTAGCCGAGAAGACGACCGAAGCTGCTGCTGATCTTCAGTGCGCTGTCGCGTGTGCCGATGTAGACGCGCACGGGTGCGCCGACGAAGTTCAGTCCGTTCTTGTCGAAGTCTGCTTCACTTGCAGGCGCGATCAGATGAATCGCGTCGATGCGATCAAGCACGCTGCGTGTCGATTCTTTCAGCGCATTGCAGATGACGTTGCCGCCGTTGCTGTGACCGACAAGCACGATGCGCCAGTCGTCGCGATCATAGAAGCGCAGTGTCTTTGCAAGCTTCGCGCTGCGCTTCTTCTGCCCTAGCACGCGACTGATCGGCCCGACGTAATATTCGATCTTCTCTGCGCGATGCGACGTGTGAAGATGTGTCCACGTGACTGCTTTGCCGTTCCAATTATCTGCACTGCCGGGACGTGTCAGAATGCCGTTGACGTAGATGAAGATCGTTTTCATTGCGCTGCTTCAATTTCAGCAAGCATCGAAGTCAGATCAGCGTCGATGCTTGCCAGTTCTTCTTGCGTGAACAGTTCTTGAAGACGCACGTCAGTCGTGCCCGCGTTCTTTGCACGTTCAGTGATTTCGTTCGCAAGATTCACAGCTTCGACAGTGCCCATCAGCTTCAACCAGCCGACAAGTGTGCTGACGTTTCTGATGCCGCGATTGATCGCGTTGCCTTTGATGTCTGCGCCTGTCGAGTGATCGACGATGCCTTCGATGATCATGCCTTGTTCAGTGACTTCGATGCGTGTCGGCTGCGTCGCTTCTGCGAACGTGCGATCGTAGTCGTCAGCGTAGTCGAAGCCGGGAAGAATCACGCCGAGAAGACCGCCGCGCCCGCCGCTGCCAAGATTGCCACGTTCGTCAGCTTGCGTCCAGCGCTTTCATTCAGTAGATTTGAAGTCTTATGGAACGACACATTGCAATCATCGGAAGCGGATACATCGGCAGCGCAATCGCCGAGAAACTAGCAGAACACAGCATCGAACTTCACGTGCTGTCGCGCGAACAGACGAAGACTGAAGAACAGATCGCAGATCAGATCAGCGCGTGCGACTTCGTGATCAACGCAGCAGGCTTCGCAGGTCAGAAGAACATCGATGACTGTGAAGATCATGTCGAAATCACGATGCGCGACAATCTTGATCTTGCACGCATGATCACAGACGCATCGTCAGTCACGAACACGCGACTGATTCACTTGTCGACAGGCTGCGTGTTCGACGGCGACGAATTCTGCGAATTCACTGAAGATGATCAGCCGAATCTTCTGACGGGCGTCTATCGTCAGACGAAGATTCTTGCTGAAACATTCGCGATGCGAAACGCACATGAACCGATCAGTTTGCGCATCAGACTGCCGTTCGACGGTCGCGTTCACGATCGCAATCTGTTCAGCAAGCTGTCGAAGTATTCGACGCTTGTGAATCACAAGAACAGCGTCACGTGCGTCGACGATCTGACTTCGCTGATCTTGTTCATCATTCGCAAGAAGCACTTCGCTTCGGGCATCTTTCACGCGACGAACCCGCACTTCGTCACGACTCGCGACATCGCTGAAGCGCTGAAGCTGCGCTGCGCTTGGATGAACGACGAACGTCTTTCGAAGCTTGTGAAGATCAAGCGCAGTCAGTGCGTGCTGTCAGCACAGAAGCTGTTCAATCACGGCTTCTTCTTCCCGTATGCGCCGCACGCTGTCGAGAAGTGCGCCGAAATCTATCGTCACGCTGTCGCAAGTCGCAAGTCATGAAGCGCGTCATCGTCACTGATGCTGCTGATGCCGCCTTCTCTGCCGCTGTAGACTTTTGCGTGAATCAAGAAGTCAGATGCTTCACGAAGCCAGCGTTCGTGATCGTCGTCAGTCGACACTGATTCGGGATTGTCAGCGAACGTCATGATGTTCTTTCGCACGTCAGCAAGCAGACGCGCAACGTCTGCGGGTCGTTCGAACGAATTGATCGTCGTCGGCGCGGGAAGCGACTCGACTTGTTCGATGCGTCGACCGCGAATGAACGCAAGCGCAAGCTGCGCAGCACGCGACTTCTGTCCCAGTGCTTTGCGATGCGCACGCAGTTCGATGTATCGCGACAGCGACGGCGTCTTCTGTTCTTCAAGTCGAATGATTCGCATTTCAGCGTCAAGCGACTTGATCTTGATCTTCAGCAGCGCGCGCTTGTCACGATGCTGAAAGTCGACGCGCTTCTTCACGCGACGCTTCTTGTTCTTCGGCAGCACTTCAGTCAGCGACTTGTCTTCGTTCACGCGATAGACGTTCAGCGAAGATGTGCGATCGGGGATCGATACGTGTTGCCCGACAAGTTCGTCAGGCACGAAGCTGCTGTCATGCAGCGCGTTTGATGTCAGTTCTTTCAATTTCATTTCAGATAGTTTGTTCAGTTCAGTTCGTCATTCGTGTTCGTGTCTTTGTCAGTCAGTTCACGAATGCGAAGGCGGCGCGCGAATCTATTTCGACTTGCTGATCGGCCCGCCGTTCTGATTCTTGTCTTCGCTGCGCTTCGCGTCGACGCCGTCGCCGATGACTTCGATGTCGTCTTCGTCGTGCCACCAGCCATCGGGAAGTTTCTGATCTTTGTCGACTGGCGGCTGAACGAAGTATCGATTGCAGCCATACAGATTTTCGCTGCGCGCTGTCAGAATGCCTTTCAGCTTCGTCGTCTTCGATCTTGCTTCTTTTCCAAGCTGATGCTTGAACGTGTTCTTCTTCATGTGTTGTTCTTGTTTTTGCTGTGTGATGCGCACGGCGGGATTCGAACCCGCATGTCGTCGATTTAGAGTCGATCGCTTTACCAGTCAGCCACGTGCGCGAAAGTCATTTCTTCGTGTTGAGTCTGAAGCGACGCTGTCTGCGTTGCGATTCTTCAGCTTCGTGTTCGCATTCGATCTGTTCGATCAGATCGTCAGGGAACAGCAGCGACGCAGCGTGCAGCGGATCGATCATGTCTGCGTGTGTCGCTGCGTGCCCGTCTTCGTCGACGTGCTTCGGCATCAGCACGGGCAGTTCGCGACCGCGACTGTCAGTCTGCACTTCGTCTTCTTCGTGTTCAGCGTGCGTCAGTGCGCACGTCATCAGCAGCGCTGTGATCAGTGTCGTCTTCATGTTCTTCAGTTCTTGCGCGATACGCTTGCGCGTGTTCGCGATGCAGTTGATTCACTTCTTCGATGTCGTCGCGTTGTTCGTCGTCAAGATAGATGACGATTTCGTGCATGTTCACGAAGACGATGAAGCCGCCGATCGCAGCAGCGATCACACACATGAAGACGACGATCGCGATCGCGATCAGTTTTTCTGTCAGTGTCATGGCAGTGCTGCTAGTTTCTCCATCGTCATCCATCGCATGTTGAACTGTGTCTTGTCGAAGCGCTGAAGCATCGCGTCGCCATACGAAAAGACGAATTCATCCTTCGCGTGATCGATTGCGACGACGCGACCGCCGCGCATTTCGCCTTCAGCGATTTCAAGAACGATATGCACGTTCGCTGGCGGCACGCCCGTCTGCCAGTGCGACGATTCTTTCTGCTGACGCTTCTTCTTTCGAAACTGAATGCGACGCAGTGACGTTCGCGTCGTGTTCAGAATCTTCTGCGACTCTGCTGTGCGTGCGTTCAACGACTGAAGTTCGACTTCGACTGTCGGCATCGCTTCGTGCTGATCGACGACTTCGAACGACGGATGCCAGACGACGATCTGAAAACACTGTCGCATGATCGACCATTCGACAGTTCGCACTTGTGCTTTGCCGTCGTTGCAGCCTTCGACGCCTTCGTAGTGAATCCACATGTCGTGATCTTGCGTCGCTTCGAAGAACGTCTTCACCCAGTCTGCTGACACTAGCAGACACATCAAGCGACGTTCGCTTTCGTGTGCTTCGTGTCGTGTCTCCCATTCGACGCGCGTCGCAGATGCGAACTTCGGTGCGCTGCTGTCTGTTGTTGATGCTGTTGAATGTGTTGCCATGTCAGTTGCCGTTCTGAACTGCCATGATCGCTTTCGGGCGATCTTCTTGTTCGATGCGAATGCGCACGTGATGCGGCGCTTCTTTCATCCATTCATCGAACAGCTTGTGATAGTAGGGTTCGCGTTCTTCGGGAATCGCAAGATCGTGCCAGCAATCTTCACACAGCGGGAAGACGCCGCCGCGAACTTCACCGTCAGCGTCGACGATTTCAGTCGTGTGCGCTTTCTTCCAGTTCCACGTGTCGCCGCAGCACTTGCATTCGCCGTATCCGACGAAACGTCCCAAGAAGTTCTTCGCACGTCTCGACAACCACCACGGCGGGCGCGTCGCGAGTCGCGGAAGAATTCTGAAGCCGATTGCAGCAACGATCAGACAGATCGTGAAGACGACTGTCGCGACGCTGATGATGTTGATGATCTGTTCGAAGTTCATGTGCCGGGATTGTGTGTGTGTGTTGTTGCTGCCAGAAAAGTATGAAGACGATGTGAAGAACGATCCTGCTGCTGTCGAAAACGACTGCGAAATCTGATCAGCGTGCTGCTGCATTTCTTGAAGCGTGCGCTTGCGCTGTGCTTTCTCGCGAAGTTCTGCGCGCATCAGTCTTTCAATATCGTTTCGATTCATGTCTTCACTGTTGTTGTTGATGAAGCAGCGCGCCGACTCACAAAAGCGCCGACGCGCTGCCGTTGTCATCATCGATGTCACGAACAACAGAATGAAAATCCGTCGCACGTGCGTTCGTAAATATAGCGCATTCTTGAAACGCGCAACAGCGATCTATTCGACAATCTGATCGCCGATCTGCTTGACGTCGCAGTCGATTGCCCATTCGCGCCAAGTCATGACCCAGCACTTCAGCACGTCGCCGTCGACGCTTGTCTTGTAGAAGACTTGCATCCCGTCCCGCATGACGACGATGCGTCGCAGCGGGTTGCCCGACGTCGTGCTGATGCGCTCGACCACATCGCTCGTTCGTGGGTCGTTTCTTGGGTCGCGTTCTACAGTATTCGACATGAACGCGTGAAAGATAAATCGAACAGTTCATTCTTGTCCAGTCTTCTTTTCCCGATACTTGCGCAGTCGAATGATGCGCGTCTTCACACGATTGCGTTCAAGTTCTTCAGCGCGCAGTCGTTCTTCTTCCAGTCGACGGGCTTCTTCAGCAAGTCGCTTCTTCTCTGCTTCGAACTTCGCACGTTCTTCTTCAAATTGTTTCTTCAGCACTTCAGCAGACGCTTTCAGCGCTTCAGTGTGTGACTGAACTGCGTCGTCGTTGCCGTAGATTTTTCCTTCGATCGTGTATTCGTCGAAGCCCGTCGCACTTGCACTGACGCTGATATTCGTCACGATCGCTTTCTTGCCACTGACGGTGATTTCTCTGCCTTGTAGATCGATCATCCCGATTGCGTTGTCTTTGATTCCTTTCGCTGTGAAGTCTGTGTGTGCAATCGCAGTCGCGACGATCATCCCGTGTTCATTGCAGATGTCGTGCTTCTGTTGATCGTAGCTGATATTTCTGACGATCGTGTCATCGAATAGGTCGAACTTCGGCATCTTCGAATACTTCTTCAAGGTGATCAGGATGAATGACGACTTCATCTTCGTCACGTTCAGTGCTGATGAATGCGACTTGTTCACGCGTGACTTCAGCAGTGATCAGCACAGCGTCAGCGTCGTTGACGAAGCGACGTGCGAACCATTCAGCAAGCTTCTTCGATCGCGTGAACGACATACCGCGTTCGTTTCGATCTGCGATTGCGCCGCGATACACGACAAGCGGGAAGTCCAGCGCTTCGATCAGTATCTGATCGTCAGTCGTCATGATGTCGTCAAGCTGATCGTCTTCGTCAGCCATGCGAATCAGTTCAGCCCACTGATCGAACTGCTGCGTGATCGTCTCGCTGTCGACCCACAGTGCGCGAAAGTATTGCCATCGATCGCCGATGTCGACGACGCCGTGAAGCATCATCAAGTCGTGAAGCGCAGCGAGTCGATCAACGCGTTCATGCAACATCAAGAAGTGATCCCATCGACGATCATGAAGTGCTTGCTTGATCTGTTCGATCTTCGCTTCGTCGTATTTGAAAATTGTTTCAAAGTCGCCGTGCGCGTTCAGCGCCTGCGTGTCTGTCTGCTTCTTCATTGTAGTGATGTCCGCTGTGTCCTTTGATCTTCACGAAGACGACTGTGTGCTGCTGTCGCAGATCGCGAAGAAGCACAAGCATCGTTCTGATCAGCTTCATGTTCGCGATCGGTTCGCCGAATGAATTCTGCCACTTTGACTTCGACTGCTTGTGATGCCATTCAGTCAGCGAGCCGATCGAATACGCAGAGTCGCTGAAGATTCTGATCTTCGTGCGCTTCATGTCTGCATCGAACATGAACTGCATCGCGCGATGAATCGCCATCAGTTCCATTCGATTGACTGTCGTGTCTGTCTCGCCGCCAGTGCCGACGTGAATGACTTCGTCGTCGGGCATCGCGTGCTTCGGCATCACGTCAGGGTTGAATCGCTTCGATCGCTGCACTGCGACGAATGCCCAGCCGCCGCAGCGATCTTTCGCGCCGCACGATCCGTCTGTGTAGATGTCTATCATGTGAACTTTCGTTTGCGTCTGATGATGCGCCGTTCACCTGCTTTGAAGTTCAGTTCTTCGGGCGTCATCGTTCGTCGCTGAAGATCAGCGTTGATCGCGTCACTGACCATCGCAGCGACTTCTTCAGCAGACAGTGATTCGTCAGTGACATGAACTTCGACTTCGTGATTGCTGTGATCATGATAAGGGAAGAATCTGCCGTTCGACAATTCGACACGCCGTCGACGTGTCGGCTTCGCTTCTGCGCTGTCGTCAAGATTGATCGATCTTCGTGACATCGATGAATGTCGTCGTTCTATTTCTCCGCTTCAAGCAGATGATCATACAGACCATTTCTGATTGCGTTCGCAGTCGACTTGCCGATCCCGATCGCCTTCGCGATCTGAATGTCAGACTTGCCCTGACTGATCAGTTCGTTCGTCTGCTTCACGTGTTCAGCAGTGACACGACCGACGCGACCGATGACACGCTTCTGCTTCTTGCTGACGTGCTTCTTTTCTTCAAGAAGACGAACGTCGAAATCGATGTCTTCGACTGCTGCTGCTGCTTGAAGCAGAGTCGCGGGACCGATTGTGATCATGAATTTTTTTGCCATGTTGTTCTGTTGTTGATGTTCACAGCTTGCGCTGCTTGCTGTCTCCGATTTCAACGTCGTCAGTGACAAGACGTTCGCTGAAGCCGAAAGGGAATCTGAAGTCTTCTGAATCGAAGCACCACAGATGAAATTGATTCGCTGTGTCGACAAGTCGCGACTCGGCGGGATACAGTTCGACGCCTTCGCATTCTTCGCCGACAAGCTGATTCTTGATGCGCTGCATATCGCGCCAGTCTTTGATGACTTGTCGATCGCGTCGACGAATCGACAGATGCACAAGCTGCGGCATCCCTTCAGCCATCGGTTCGTATCGCGTGACGTTGACTTGATAGATGTTGTTGCGCCAGATTTCCTGACCAAGCGCACGCTTCGCTTGTTCTTCTGCTTCGCTTCTCGACAGCTTCGCTTTCTTGCGCAGATCATCGATCGTTCGATTCAGTGACGCGCGATCGATCGTCGCGGGCTGAAGCGGAGTCCAGCCGCTTTGATTCGTTCTGATTCTTCTTTTCGGCTTCATTCTTCTTCGCTGATTGATACGACGTCGATGACAGGCAGCACGTTCTTTTCGTCGCGCGTCTTGTGTCTTCGATACTTCACTTCGCACTTCTTGCCTGCTGCTTCGAACTGTGCGACGCGATCAAGCGCGTCTTGCCAGACTGCGCGTGCTTCTTCGTCTTCGTTCAGTCGCGCAGCGTCTTCGACATCTTCGATGTTCAGTGTCAGATGCGTGAAGGGTCGATCGTCTGTGTCGACGATGATGCGACGTCGTGATGTGATGTTCTTCGCCATGTTGTAATGTAGCACATTCTTGACTGATCGCGATCGAAAGAAAAGCGCGCCGCCCTGTTACAGACGACGCGCTTCGTGATCGAAAGTCAGTCGACGAAGTGCGTCAGCCCTGAAGCTGAAGCCATTCGCTGAAGATGTGATAGATCGCTTTCGCGTTCTGCTGTTCTTCGCTGTCGTCGTCGTTGAATTCGATGACTTCTTTCGCTTTTTCGATCGCTTCGTCGACGTTCTTCGCCTGCTTGTTGAAGACTTTGAACTTGTAGCTGACCATCGTCGGGTCGTTCTTGCCACGCGCCATCTTGACGATGTCGATCTTGCGTTCGTAGCGACGCGCTTCTTCTTTCAGTTCTTCGAACTTGCTGCTGTTCGCCTTGTCGATCCATTCTTCGGCTTCTTCGGGCTTCTCGCGCACGATCGCCAGAACTTCTTTGATCTTCGAATACTTCGCTTTCGCAAGCTTCTTCGGATCGACGCCCGCTTTGCTGAACGTCGTGTAGAATTCGATCAGCCACTGCGCTTTGCGATAGCGAATGCCAAGATCGCGTTCGATGAACGATTCGAAGCCTTTGCGACCTTCGAAGTTCTCGCCCGTCTCCGGGTCTTTCTCTTTTTCGAAGTCGCGATCAGCAGCGATCTTCGCGAGAACACCGCCAAGCGTGAAGTCGCTGATCGTGCCCTGCGCGATCAGATCGCGTGCTGCACGAACTGCGCCCTTGCCGCGCAGCGCTGCTTTGACTTCTTTCGTCATCGTCAGCTTCACTTCTTCTTCGCCGCTGTCAGCGTCGTTCTTCTTCGACGTCGCAGCGGTCTTCTTCGCAGCAGTCTTCTTCGCGGGTTGCTTCTTCTTCGCAGTCGAAGACTTCTGCGTCTTGCGGGTCGACGCGTTCTTCGCGGGCGTCGTCTTCTTCTTCGCAGCGGTCTTCTTCTGCGCTTCAGCTTCAGCAGCGTCTTCGTCTGCGTTCTTCTCTGCTGCTGCCTGCTTCTTCTTCTGCGCTTCAGCTTCAGCAGCGTCTTCGTCTGCGTTCTTCTCTGCTGCTGCCTGCTTCTTCTTCTGCGCTTCAGCTTCAGCAGCGTCTTCGTCTGCGTTCTTCTCTGCTTCGTCGCGCGCCGCTTCCAGTTCGTCTTCGTCGATTTCTTCGACTTCGTTCGGGTAGACAAGCGTCGCTTCTTTCGACTTCGGCTTGTCGAAGGGCACTGCGGCATAGCCTTCAGCTTCTTCGCGTTTCAGCAAGACAAGATCGCCCTGCTTGAATGGGATTTCGTCGGATTCTTCTCCGACGTATTTCACGATGTCATTCACTTTCATGTTCTTCTTCGATGTGTGTTGTTCTTTGTTCGATGATGATGACGCAGTTCGCGTCGTTCTTCTTTCGTCGACGACAAATCTAAACGAGTCGCCGACGAATGAAATTGTTTTTTGAAAATTGTTTCAAAGTTCGATGCGACGATCGCACGTGTTCTTCTTGAATTCGATGATGTCTTCGATGCGTCGAAGCACGTCGCACCAGTCGCAGCAGATGTGATCGCCTTCCCACGGATAGTCTGCGCGCGCTTCAGTCGCATCGTCTGCGAAAACCCAGTAATGCGTCGGCGCGTCATAGCCGCCGCTGTCGATGTCGATCGTGAAGTCGTGCTGCTTCGCGAGTCGTCGCGCTTTCGAATACGCTGCGCGTTCGGGGTCGACAGTGCGCTGCTTGCGCGCTTCGTCTCGCTGCTTCAGCGCTGACGGCTTCTGAATGCGATTGCCGCGCATCGAAAGACGATAGACTTGACTGACACGCGAACGACGCTTCAGCGACTTGTCGCGCACGCTGACGATTTCGCGAATGCGTCCGCACGTCGCTTTTCGTCCGCAGACGACTTGATAGTGCCAGCCTGCGACGATCAAGAAGACGACGCCCGCTTTGCGATCTTCGACTGACTGCTTCAGCCACTGCGCAAGCGTGATGCCCTTGCCGCGCGGCGCGTTGTAGATTTCAGTCGAGTCGACGCCGAACGCGTGAAGCGCACAGCGAACGTCCCACTGCGACGCGCCTTTGATCGCGCGTCTGCCGTTCAAGCTTCGCAGCACAGTCGCTGCGTCGTCGCTGCTGTAGCCCGTGATCGGGCTGATCGCAGACGGGCCGCAGTAGCTGTTCTTGCCGTGAATCTGATGAATCTTCATGTGATGTGATGTGTTGATGTCAGTGATCAAGCTTCGATGACGACTTCGAATCCACCGACGAACTGTTCGACGATGCTGCTGTTTTCGTGCCAGATGCTGTTGTCGCCGTCGACGAAGTTGAACTGAAAGAAGTGATCGTCTCCGCGATCAGCGAAAATTTCGACTGATTCGATTCGCTTGCCGCTGAAGACGCTGACGTCGTAGTTCTGAAGTGCGTCGCCGTCGATGATCTTGATGATGTTTTTCATGTGATGTGATGTTGATGTTTGATGTGCGCTTCTCGCGCTGACAAGACGATCATCGTGCATTCTTGTTCAATCGTCAACAGCAGATTTGAAAATTTTTTCAAATCGATTTCAGATCGTGTCAGCGTCGACTTCGTGCCAGATGATCTGACCGCGCGACATCGAAGCGCGCATGACGCGCGGCTTCCAGCGCACTGCTTTCGTGCCGCGCGGCGACAGCTTGCGCCAGCCCCACACTTCGACGATGCCGACACGCATGAAGTCTTCGCACGCTTCGCGTCGTTCGTTCATGATCTTGTCGACGCGCGACGACACGTTCGAACCTGACGTGATCTGAAGACCGGCAATCGTGTCGGGATAGATCGCAATCGCGTCGATGAAGCCGAACAGATCGTATCGCTTGCGAACTTGATGAACGTGTCGTTCGACGTTGCCGCAGCGCACGCCGCGATCAGCGAGAAAGTGAACGGTTCGATTCGTCGGCGTCATAGTTTGATTCGTCTAGGTTCAAGTCGTCGCTTCAACGCGATCAATTCTTTTTTCACGCGATCGACATTACGCGCAGCAGGATGAATCACTTCAATCTTCGCGAAGTCGTCATCGATCATCGACAAGCCCTGTGCTGCGATCTTTCCGAATGCGATGACATGCGTCACGCCACTGCTTGCTTTGTTCGCATGTTCGATCACACGCTTGATGTGATCGACATCTGCCGGTGGGCATCCTGACGCATGACGCGTAATCGTCTCGCTTGCTTCATCAAATCTGATTCGATAACACATGTATTCGCCAAGATACTTCTTCAAGCGTTTGCCTGTGACGCAGCCGCCGAACAGCGTGCGCGCCACTGATCGACAATCTGCTGCACTTTGTCAGGGTCGCTCGACCACATGTTCTGCATGATTCCAACGATCATCAGTTCGAAGGCATGTTGAAGCACAGACTGCACGCGTCACAAATCTTCGCACGCGGGGAGTCGGGCGACGCGCACTGCGCGACACGATCCGGCAGTTCATCGCCGCGCGCAAGTTCGACATCAGACTTCGTCGCACTGACGATCGTCGGTCGCGCTGTCGCGACACGTTCGCTGCTGAACATCTTGTAGGGCGATTCGTTCACGTAGTCTTTCGCGACGACGATGACATCAGCACGATGAACTTCGTGACCGTTGCGATGAAGAATCCAGCGATAGAATTCTGCCTGATTCATGTGATCTGCTTTGCACTTCTTCAGTGCTTCGAAGTCGTGCTTCACCATCGACTTGATTTCGACGACGTTGAAGAAGCCGCGATGAATCCAGATGAAGTCAGCGCTGCCCGTGACGCCGCTTTCTTCGTCGATGATCTGCGCTTCGTGATAGCGATCGAACTTGCCGCCGCATTCGCACTGCTTGAAGTGATAGCGTCGCGCGACTTCTTCGATCGCAGAACAGCGATCGCATCCCCATCTTCCGAACGCGTTGCCGCGAAGTCGCGTCAGAAGCTGTTCGCGAACGTGAAGTTCAGCAGCGCGCCCAAGTGCCCACACGATGCGCATCGCGCCGTTCACGGTTCGCGGCACGTCGTATCCGATTTCGCGCTTCAGCCATTCACGACGCGGGCAGAAGTCGCCGATGATGTTCGACACGTGAATCAATTCACCGCCGTCACGCGATCTGTCAGGCTGCGCGTCAGCACTTCTGATGATGCCGACAAGATCGATGTCGACATGTGATTCGTGATCTTCGATCTGCGGGAAGTCGAAGCTGATTTGTCGTCTGCGTTTGAAGTTCTTCATTCGATCAGTTCGATCATTTCCAGAACGTAAGTCGGAACGACGCAGCACGACATCACTTTCTTGCCGTCGTCGTTGAATTCGATTTCGATCACGGGAAGTTCGTCACCCGATAGCGCAGCAGCTTCGATCTTTCTGACCATCTTTCGCGTCACGCTGAACGACTGCTTGTCTGTCGTCTTGTGTTCAAGTCGAAGAACGCCGCGCTTGCGCACGTCGCCTTTTTCCCACTTGCCGCTGCCGCTTCCGCGCACGACTTCACCGCCGATCAGCTTCGCGCGTTCACGTTCTGCTTTCGGCGATCGCACGTGCGACGCGCTGCACTTTCTGTCTTTCTTTCGTTTCGCAATGCCCATGTGTTCACAGTAATGAATCAAAACGGCAAGTCATCGTCGACTTCGGGCAACGGCTTGCCGTAGAATTCAGAGTCGTCAGCGTCTGACACTTCATCGTCACGCGGAACGATTTCATCGATCTGTTCATCTGTCAGACCTTTGCGCTTCAGAAGCGCGCGCTGATACTCGCGCGCATGTCGTTCACGATTGCCTTTCGCTGTGTTCTCTGATGTTGTGATGACTTGAATGTTGTCGATGCTGTAGCCGCGCGCTGCGTCGATTCGATCGATCTGAAGACAGTGTGATTCGCAGCCGCATTCTTCGTGATAGTTCGTGTCGTGACACAGCTTCTTGAACTGTTCGAACGTCACAGTGAATTCGATGCGTCGTCTTCGTGCGCTGTCGCGCAGTGTGTCGAACTGTGATCGTATCGGATTCTCTGCGCGCCACTTCGCCATGCGATGCCCGTTGCACAGTCTGTGTCGCCCTGCGCGTCTGTTGCGACAGAACTTCACGCAACACAGTGACGGGTCTTTCTTCCCCTTCTCGACTGTGTCATAGAATTCATCGACAGACGACATCAGTCATCGTCTTTGACTGACTCTGCTTCAAGCGCTTCGTCGACAATCGACTGATCGCATTCGCCAAGAAGATAGTCATCGGGCGGCAACGCGGGCATGTTCAGTTCGACGCGTTTTCGGATCAGAATCTTCTGCTTCAGTCGAACGAATTCTTCGGGTTCTTCGACAAGCATCGCGATGATGTCGTCACGCTTTCTGAACTTCGTGTCGATGCCGTTAACATACCATGACGCGCCGCCGCCAGTGATCAGACCTTCGCGCTTCGCGTATGTCGCGACTGTCAGATAGTCGTCGACTGCACCGATCGGCAGACCGAATTCGTGATCTTCATTCAAGTTGATCATGAATTCGCTTGACTGAAGCGTGCCGCCTTTTTCTTTCGCGATTCGAAACGTGCAAAGATTGTGAAGCGGGATGCCTTTCTTCGGCCCACGATCGAGCGCAATCTTGCGCTGCTTCATCTGAATCTTGATCTTCGGGAAATAGTTCGCTTGCCAGCCACCGGGAAGCTTCTTCGGGTCTTCGAACTTCGACGCGTTCATCTTGTCACGAAACTGATTCACGTTCAGCACTGTGACGTCGTGATCACGACGACGTTCGCGCGACCATGTGTTCAGTGCTTTCGCACAGAAGTCGCCGATGATCTTCGCACGTTCGCCGACACCGTAGTCTTCGACGCTTCGTTCATCGATCTGCATCGGCACAAGCGAAGCAAGCGTGTCGATGCCGACAAGCCCGACTTCGATCGCTGACATGTATGCGATGATCATGTCAGCAGCTTCTTGCCCGTGATCGGGCTGAAGCAGACGCAGACGTTCAAGATCGACGCCGACAATTTCGGCCCAATTTCGATCGAACATGTGTTCGACGTCTGCAAGAATCGCGTGCTTGTCGGGATACTTCTTGTGAAACTGTGCGCACGTCAGAAGCCACAGCGTCGACTTGCTGCTGCCTTCGACGCCGTAGATCAGACCCGCACGACCGTCAGCGAATCCGCCAAGCAGCGCGAAGTCGATCAAGAAGACGCCTGTCGGAATGTATTTCGTGTGCGGCAAACTGTTCGCAAGATGAAAGCGACCTTCGCCGCGATCTTTCACGATCGACATGTCGATCGCTTCGATTTCAGATTTCGGTTCGACTTCTTCTTTCTTCTTCGTCTTGCGTGCTGCTGTTTTCTTCTTCGCTGCTTTCTTCTTCGGTGCAGCGCCATCATCAAGTTTCAGTGATCGTGACATAGTTTATCGAATGTATGGTTCAGCGTTCAGACTGACGCGATGAATGACGAAGTCTTCGCACCATTGCGCGCGCTTCTTGATCGCGTCAGGCGTGTTCTTGCAGCAGACGCGAACGTAACTGCTGACTCTGACAGACGTGAAGTCGCCCGTGTTGATCGTGCGACTGAATTCAGCGCCGACTTCAGCGAACTGTTCATCGTCGCCGACTTCGACTGCTTCATCAGCTTCGATCTGTTCAGACGTTTCTGCTGTCTGTGTCTTCTCGCCGCTGACGCGTTCTTCGACTGTGTCGTGAACGTCGCCTTCAAGCTTCACAAGACGACGTCGTGTGTTCTTCTTCTTCATGTGTTCCTGTTGTTGTTGTTGAATTGAAAATTTTTTCAAGCGTGCATCGCGCGATGAAGCAGCGCGATCGTTTCTGTGTGATCGTCGCGCAGATACTGATTCGTTTCTTGATGACGCGCCATCGTCGACACGATCATTCGTGCTTGCTTCAGAGTGTAGACGCACAGCTTCGATGCTTCGACTTGTAGCTTCGGCTTCGGAAACTTACCTGCACCCTGCCACTGTCGCACGCGCGTCGGATGATATTCGATCGCTTCTGCGATTTCGTCAGTGCTGAACGTGACGATCGTCTTGCGTCTGCTGCCGTCGATGACTGTGCGCTTTTCGCCGAAGTCAGTCAGTCGCTTCAGCGAAGACGAACAGTCGCGCACGTTGACAGCGTGCTGTTCGCGATAGCGTGTGCGTTCGTAGTCTTTCAGATGTTCGCGAAACGCTGTGTCGTTCTGATAGCGTTCGCGCTTTTTTGTTTTGTCAGCCATAGTTCTTCAGTGTTGCGCCTGCCCGTTCGTATTCTCGCATTCGTGCGTGAAAGTATTTCGAAACGATGTTGATGTTCGTGTCGTGGATCGTGAACCACACAGGGCGCTTCTTACCTTCACAGGCACGACGAATTCGCCCGAGTGCTTGCGTTCCGTCTGCGCGCGGCGTTGCGTCAAGCCCTGCATCAAGACGCGGAATGTCCAGACCTTCTTTCGCCATGCCATACGTCGCAAGAATGATCGTCGCTTCATTCTTCGCGAAATCGATTTCAGCATCTGACACTTTGCGACGCGTGTTGCTGCTGACATCATAAGCTTCGCCAGCAATGATGCCGATCTGTTCTTCGTCGATGTCGTGTTCATTCACTAGCAGATGTTTCAAGATTCCAAGCTGTTCGATTCTGTCTGACAGAATCAAGATTGTGCGCTCTTTATTATACATCTTTTTTGTGTGCGCTGCGATCATTTCATTTCTTCGATCGAACTGCGAAAGCTTCGTCATCAGCATTGCTGTGTTGCCGTTCGACATGTGATGAAAGCGTGACAGCGCGGGCGACACTTGAAAGGGAAGCACCCACACATCGCACGGCATCGTCTGCTGCTTCGCGACGACGAACGGCTTGCCGAAATAGTTCAAGAAGACGCGTTCGCAATTATCTTTTCGATCGGGCGTCGCAGACAATCCAAGTCGCGTGCGTGCTTTGAACTTCGTCAGCGACTGACTGAATTCACGTGCGCCCATTCGATGAACTTCGTCCCATACGACGACACCGAATCGATCGTAGAACGCAGCGCTGTGTTCGCGCTTCATGCACAGTTGATGCACGATGATGATCACGACCTTCGCGTTCATCTTGTCGCCGACGTGTTTGCCGCCGACGATCGCTGCGTCGATGCCAAGATGCTTTTTCACTTCTTGTCGCCACTGCTTCGCAAGCGTCTTCGTCGTGACGATGATCGCTGTCGCGCGTTTCTTCTCTGCGATCAATCTGCACGCAGTCACAGTCTTGCCGAACCCTGTCGGCGCTTCGATGATGCCAGCGATGTTGCCGTTGTCTCGCTTGAAGTAGATGCGCATCGACAGCCAGACGCGACACTGTTCTTCGTTTCTCGCGACGGGCGTGTTCTTCACTGTGATCGCATCACCCGCTGTCGTGCCGTCGATGTGTTCGCGCACAGACGACTTGCGATGTTCGCGCAGACCGTATGCGATCGGGAATCCGATGTGCGTGTCTGTCTTCGCATAGCACTTGATAGGCGCGGGCGTGTCGTCACCGTAGCCGCGCGGCTGAACGATCAGCTTCTTGCGATGCTGCGCAGCTTCCCCGCGATCGAAGTGATCGCGAGGAAACCACACAAGCGAATCGATGATGATGTCACCAGTCATCGCCGTCGTCACCTTCGGCTTCGTCGTCGTCATCGACTTCGACTTTGCGACTGCGCGACTTCTTCGTCGTCGACTTCGACTTGCGCTTCGGCGGCGACATGTCGATGTCGTCATCGTCGTCATCGACGTCTGCGACTTTGCGACGCTTCTTCTTGCGCGAACTGCGCGCGGGCTTGCGATCTTCAGCGTCATCGTCGTCGTCGTCGCTGTCCCATTCTTTCGCGACTTCGTCAGCCGTTTCGTGCGAATTGCTGCCACCGAATTCTTTGTTCAGTTCAGCGATCGCTTTGTCGACATCGAACGTCAACGGGAACAGCGCTTCATAGTCGAACGCAGTGATGTCGACGTTCGCTTCTTTGAAGACAGTGCCGTCTTTCGCTTTGATCGCGTCGTGACCGAATTCGTCTTCAAGGTCTTCGACGAAATCGAAGCGCGTTCCAGTGTCTTCGTATTCGACGGGTTCGCCGATGCGTGTCGAAGACGTCGCTGCGCCTTTCGGACGTTCAAGATTCAAGCAGACGCCGCGAAGCGTGCCGTGCTTCTTCATCGCCGCAGACATCACCTTCTTGAACGTCGGGATGCTGATCGACTTGATCTGAAGCAGAACGCGACTGTGTCGCCATTCTTTCGTCTTCTTGTCCTGATACGCGTTCAGATGAAGCGCCGACAGATACATCGCGAAGTAGGGTTTCGAATCAGTGCCTTCACAGATCGGGCACGATGCGACTTCGCTGACACACGGACGAAAGACTGTCCACTTGCCCTGACTGTCGCGCATGTGATGTTCGTAGAACGCGACGCCGTCATGATAGTCTTCATCAAGCAGAATGATTTCTGCTTCTTCTCCCGGCTTGATGCTGAATCTGAAGACACGATCGATGCCCTGCGCGCGTTCTTGCGCACGCTGTTCTTGACGTTCTTCTTCGTGTTCGAAGGCGTCGTCCATTGCGTCGCCTGTTGCTGCTAGTGATCTACGCTTTTTTGCCATAGTATTGTATTGTTTTTTTTTTTTTTTTTGTTGTGTCGCTTG